AAGTTACCCTTTTTTACCACCGATATGAAAAAGAAATTTTTTACTAATCTATGGTTGACTTTTCATAGCTGGTCTCCTAAATAAACGTCATCCCACTGGATGTTGACCGGATTGGAAGAGATTTTAATTCTGTTTTTCCATTCTCCGGATAAAAAACAACTTTCTTGTGGCATTTTCTGCACTCAACAGAAATTTGCATTGTTGAACGTCCATCGTGTGTGGCAACTTTTCTTCCACACCGCGGGCAATATATTGTTTTTGGTTTATATCCCATAAAATCCTCTTTTCTTTTCAAAAGAAAAAGCACCGGAGATTTCTCTACGATGCTTTTCTAAATTGGGGGAGGTGAAGTATTCAACTTTTGTTGCTTTCTTCGATTATAACTATATCAAAAAAAAAACGGACATATCGGACAACTTTACTCTTTCATAAATCTATCGAACGCTTTTCTCACGCTGTCTTCTGTGTTATTGCCTCCTATTTGGTCGGCAACCTTATTCCAAGATTGATTTTCTAAAAATCTAAGGTTAATTATTCTTCTAATTCTGCTATCTTTTATATTTGCAATAAACTCTTCTACTTCATTTGTTTTTTCAAGAAGTTCGTTTTCCAAAATTTCGAGGGTGGTTTTTCTGGAATATAACAAGGTTTTTTTGTGCCTATATTCTGGCAATGGTATTCCTTCTATTTTAAAATGTTGGTTTCCACCATTTCCGCCAGAAACGCTATCAATAACCGTTCCTTCCTGCTCAATTTTTTCTATGTATTTTTCAAGCTTTTCAATTTTATTCCTTACTTCTTTTACTTCTTCTCTTAAATCTAAGTATTGATTTAAAATATCTTTGTTTACCATATCAATACCTCCTAAACGGATTTACTGCTGCTTCTACTTTGGCTACGTTATTTCCATTTGTCACTCTAAGCGCAAAGTTTGAAAATACATCTGGCACATCATCCAACTGCTTTTTACCGGATACTGAATATCTCTTAAGAAGAGACATCATTACTCCGTATGGCTCATTCGGCTTATATGATGATGGGTCTTTAAATATAACGTGCTGCAATATCCAGTTTGAGCACTGAAAAATCCTTGCTTCCTTATTTGTCTCCGTCGGTGTATCTGTGATATTGCATATCCATCCTTTGGCTTCCACTCGCTTGTTTACTTCCATTGCGACACGGTCTCCGCCGGCGTTTCTCTCAAATTCACATTCCTGCACTTTGTTGTTTGTCAAAACATTTGCTGCATTTTCATACTGCATCTCATAATCTGCCGTGTTATCGCAAACACAATCTACACAGTAGTAATCCTCTCCGTATTTTTGCAATACCGGCAAAACAAAGTAATCCGTTCCTTTTCCCTTTGTATCGCATTGACCGGTTACAATTTCTGGCTTTCCATGCGGCAAATTAAGATACCGGCGTATTTTATCTTCCGGAAACAGCAATCCCTCTCGCTCAATCGGCTCCTGTTTGTAGAGACAGCGATATGATATGTCGTCCATCAATAATTGCTGGTCTTCAAAAAATTCTTTCGTAAACCCAGAAAATTCATAGTCAAAGTTGCTTTCTCCTGTAACTGGGTCTACATCCGGTACCGCAATAACCTTTACTCTCGGATTACCCTCGTACATATTTTGTATGCGCCCTATGACGTCGTGTACGCTCCATCTTGTGGCAATATGTATTTCCTTGCAGTTCTTACCGTCCGTGTCCTGTATCTTTCTCTGTCTGGCATCTACAGCGTATTTATCCCACAATTTATCAAGGATAATGGGATTCATTGCTTCTTCAATACCGCCGATCATATCGTCAACCAGTAAAAACTTAGAAGCCCTTACTTTACCGGCATTCTTACTACCAACAGACGTACATTGTACGGATGGAAACGATTTGTACTTCCCGACATTAAACTGCTCCATTTTCGCATTTGTGCTTGTCACGGAAAGATTTGGGAAAATTTCATTCCATGTATATTCTTCTTCGTTTGTAACGATATCGTACACACCGTCATAGTACATTCTGGTAATATCACCGCTGTGTGAATAAAAGAGGCTGAAATCTCTCGGAAACCATCCGGCAACAAGAGCGTGAAACATTTTTTCAACCGTTGTTTTTCCTGCACCCGGGACAAGTGATACGCACAGGATGTCATATCTATCATCAATCATGCCTTGCAGCGCATCTATGAGTCCGATTTTTAAGAATTGCTTTCTTCTTGGCATGTAAAACCGCTCTTTAGGCTCTCTCTTCTTCTCCAAATACTGGAAAGCACTATCCACAACTTTGTTTTGCGCTTCTAAAAGCAAAATTCCGTAGTATTTGTCCAGAATTTCATAAGATACCTTGTTTTGGAATGAATATTTCTCTAAATCCCATGGTGTGCCACCTGTAGATTGAAATATAAACTGCTCCGTCAGTTCTTTCGCTCTGGCAGAAACCTTTAATCCATACTCAACATCCTTTTCCGTCAGAATGGCTACCCTTGCCGCTTCTTCCATGGCATCTATTACCTGTTCATCAACGCCATGCACCTGTATGTAATTTTCATATCCATTTACTGTGGAAATTAGGCTTGAACTTGCCAAAAGAAAAGCACCTCCGCAAAAGCAGAAGTGCCTTGACCTCTGCCTATAACTGTTTTAGGGTAGCGACTAACTCCATTTGTTAGCCGGTAATATGCGTAGTCAGTAGTAAAAGCTATTCTTAGCACACCAATATTGTACGCACCTCTTAGTGTTTCGGAAATTATTTAATGACTATTTTCTTCGTCTTGTTTTAAGATAATGGCTATCCCTTTTGTCAGCCGGTAATATTTTATTAGACTGTTGGCATTGCATTCCAACAATTCGTATGCAATCTATTCAAAAGTGCATTATAATCATCAATTACATACCGTGCTGGAATCATATATGTTTCAATGCCATATTTTTCTGCTGTTTCTCTTTCAATGCTACAGCCGTTCCAATCGTAGCTCTCGCATATTCCAATAAATACATCAGCCCGTGCCAGTTTCTTAAGGTTCTCGCCCAAGTACCATACATCTTCTTTACTATCTTTAGGTGGGGTACTCTTAGTATAACTGTCGATAAGCTTCAATTCCTCACCCTCGTAGATTTCAGCAATCTTCTTCATCTTTTGAATACTTGCTTTGATTTCTTCCTCTGTTCTGCCTTTCATTGGCACGCTTACAAATAGCTTCTTCATAAAATCTCCTTCTAAATTCTTGCAACTACGTGTTCTTTTGCAATTTCTTCTTTTTCCGGGTCGTAAATAACCGAACCGTTTTTATCAGTCTTATTCTTATCAAATTCGCAAGAAATTTTTATGTATGGGTATCTCAATGGCGTGCAGTCAGCATGGAAATCAATATTATACACTCCCTTTTGCCATTTTCCGTTAGCATAAATCTTTGTGTAACCGCCTTTTCTAGTTTTGATTATAATTTTTGAACGTGTTTTCTTCATTTATTCCCCCAATAATAAGTTTTAAGTCAATATCTAATTCCCTTACAAGCGTCATGAACCGCCCGATCTTCAAGCCATAACTTGCAATGTCCTTTAGCAATTCCTCTCGACTGTTTTATGATGTCAAAATATGACATATTAAACTCTTTTTTGTATTTAAGAAAATTCTTGATGTAAAAAAGCATCTCTTTTTCGTACAATTTTCTGGTATTATGTTTTACCCTGTTGTCAAAAATAAGGTAGTGTATTCTCTCTCTCATTTCCAATGCACCTTGAACCCTTTCTCTGTATAATTTTCAACCGCCTGTTTCAATTCTTCCTTGCTTTTATATTCCTCTCTAAGCATGATTGCTACCTTTTTCTTTTCCACAGCGTATATGCCGCAGGTAACAGCTTTGCTCGCCGTATCAAGGACTGCTTTATACTGTTTGCTGTTCATCTCGTATGTGCTGTTATTGATATTTACAATCATTTTTCATAAACCTTTCAAAATCTTCCATGCATTTATAGCACAAGTCGTATGTGACATTTAAAATACCATTTTTTGTAATCGAATTTCCGCACAATATTCCTTTTTTAATTTCTGCACCACACATGTCGCAAGTGTACCATTCTTTGCTATGCTTCATCGTGAATATCCTCCCAAACTCTGCAAAATTCCTTGAATGTTTTCTTGTCCATCAGCGAAGCTATTTCATGCAAGTTTACAATGTTAATTTCTACATCTTGCTCATATTTCACATCGGCAATAAGGTTTATATTGACCATTGGAAGGCTTCCAGCATAATGTTCTATTTTATACGAACTGCATAAGCACTGTTCGCCATCAACTGTAACTTTAGCACATGCCTGGTGTCCTTCTATTGGTTCTACTTTGAATTTATGTATATTACTCATTCTTCCACCAACTTTCTACCACACATCGGGCAAAATTCAATTTCCATTGCTATCGCTACGTTCATTCCATTGCTACAACATTTAGCATACTGTGGACATTTATCAATATGGCATTGAATAACATTTATATAGCCCAATTTTTTGATTTTAAATTCTCCATATGCAGTTTTATATGATTCTTTCCCATTGCAAAAATCACACATTTCAATTACTTCCTAATAAACCTATGTTCACAATCTTCCAAAGTTGTTACTTCTATCATTTCCGGTTCATGTCTGCAAATCCTTCCGTTTGAATCAATATATGGTTCCAGTTCTATCTTTGTACGTAAACCATATGGAGTTTTGCAATAAGGGCACGCTTTCTTGTCACTTTCAATTGGTGCGCCACAATTTACACAGTTTAAAATCATGCTCATACCTCTAATTAAAGCACCTTACTAAGCGGATATACAAAATTGATGTGGCGTGGATTTGCACCACGCAGGAGTGTACAATCTGGTCATCTATGTTGTCGGTTTCAACCAATTCTCTACGACAATTCCGTTTACCTATTCCGTCACACATCAACACCCAAGGCATACCTAGGATTTTCGCTCGGGCAAGAGCGCAGATACAAGGACTCGAACCTTGACAACGATTTTACTCGTTGGAGAGATTAGCGATCTCCTGTGATACCATTACACCATATCTGCATAGCCGAGCAGTTTCCGTTTTTTACTTGCTCCACACTACCCCAAGTGCAAGTTTCTTTTAGTCAGCGGTTGGCGCCATCTTTTGAATGGCAACCGCTCAATCCAGTTCCCTGTGCTAAGTTTAACCGGTATATTGATTAGCACCTGCATTTCTGTAATAAACGCACTAGGGGTGTACTGGCAACAACACCCATCGAAGCGGAAGGATTCGAACCCCCGACATTCACTTTTATGAACGCTCCAGCCTACGAGCTTCGCCTCGAAACCGCCATACGACGGTTAGCAATCATATTTTTCGTGCCATGCGTTGCACTATCTGGTTTACAGCCTTTCACCAGAAACTCACTTTTTGACAGTTCAGGCACCGTGGGATAGATGCCCGAACTATCAATAGGAATCCGCCTGTATTGCTCGTCAGCAAATTACGGGACAACCATCATCCAACACCAAGCGGTCTTCCGCCTTGCCGTACTTCGCGGCAAACGCCACCGGACGGTCTCGCACCGTCCTTAACAGAAACGTCCTAGTGGCGAAAGGAGAAATACGAACTTTTCGTATTCCGAGATAAGCTTTACACTTATCTCTCAATCGGAACGGCAGGACTTGAACCTGCGACCGCTCGGATATAAGCCGAGTGCTCTACCATCTGCGCTACGTTCCGTCACAGCGCGCATAGCGCGCCGTTTATGATAGTATTTTTGATCTTTTTATTTTGCCGACGTCCACTAACACCGAATAATTGCTTACGCCGAGTTTTTTCTTGCAAAAACCGAATGCCAGTGGACTTAAGCTATACTGGATGCTCCGACTTCTCAGACTGGTGCTCAGCGTCACTATCCAGATTGAGTAAATCTCCGGTGCTGTCCGGTTCCTTTGATTTTGTTATATGTATTCTTTCCTCTGCACAAATGATAGGCAGCTGAAAGCAAATACCAAATATTGGACTATAAAACATTCTGTTACCTCCACATCAGAAACATGTTCAGCAACAGCAACATCACAAGTACCCATAATGCAATTGCTGTTTCTTTGTCTTTGGATTCTCTGCCAGATACAAATAGTATCAGCATAAAAATAACATCCAGCGTCGATATAATCGTTTTAATAATTACCATGGTTGTTTTCCTCTCACAAGTTTCTTTAGCAGGATTCGAACCTGCGAATACTGGAATCAAAATCCAGTGCCTTACCGCTTGGCGATAGCGCTATATTAACACTACTTTTCCGGCATGTAATAGACCATGTTATCAAATACAGTTATTCCCATACAAGGATCATTCATCTCAACGCATCTGATCGATATGTTTTTAGATACTGCAAACATTTCGGCCACCTGTTGTTTATCCATGTTTGTGCTAATAACTTGAAAAGCCGAAAATGCCTTGTGCATATCAGAGAATACTTCTTTTTCTCTACCTAAATTTGCATACGTCCCAATGGTAAACGTTTTTCCATCAACCATAGCAGTTATCATTCCATGATTTGCTGTGAATACCGCTCGGTCAAAATCAAGCGAAACATCTTTGCTTTGTGATACTACTCTCATACTTTTCCATCCAATCTCTTTTTGTTTTTGAGAATATTTAAAGGACTTAGTAGTGCTGATTTTCTCAACCTATCAAACCCCCTCCCCATCCATGCAGAATCATGCTTTGAACATTGATAAATTGTTTGAATTGTTCGTTCAATTCCATTCGTATTTTACAACTATTCGCAAAACCCTTGTTTTGCGTAATGCATCAACGATTTAATGCGCCTTAAGACCATTAAACACTGGGCTTTAAATTGTTTGAATTGTCTATCACGATTTCACCATTATCCGGGCTTGAATTGTCGAAGTTGTCCGGCAATCTCGCACAATTCCCGTTCCCCAGTTTGGGGAGCTCCGAAGCTGTCAACGCTCTTGCTCTGGCTCCCTGGTCTCTTACGCCCGGCATATTAAAGCCGCAGTACTTATTCAGTGACGGCATGTAATTCATGGGGTTTCCTTTGCCGGAAACCTGTAAACCTACCAAACTTTCCTCACGCATTTCGTCAATTTTTTTGCAAATGTCGGAACCTGATGAGGCAAGTTGAACGCCATTAACCCATCCGTTTAACGTGTCTCTGTGTATTCCGGTAAAGAATGTAAACCCAACAATATTCACTACTTTCTCGTAGTCATTACACAGGTCTATATATATATCTAATACCTCGTTAACCTTATCTGTATCATAGGCATTATTAATATTATTATCATCCTTCAGGTACTTTGGATTAACTTTAAACACATGTTCATAAATATATTTACAGCAGTTATACCATCTATTCTGTGATATTTTGCATAAATCCTCTATATTCCTCTCTTCCATCCAGAGATTTATATACATGTCAATGTCATCTTTAAAAACATCAACTGTATTATTTACTTCCTGCATTTCAACTGCTGACATGTTATATATCTCCTCTCTCCAGTACTGGAATACTTAAAATAAAAAATGCAACTGATACAATCAGATCATGACGATCTCGACTGTACCGGCTGCATGAAGTCCGTTTCTTTCGGGACCTCGACGGCTGCCGCCGCCCGTTGCCCGAATGCGTTTTTAATTTAATAAAACAATATCATTCTATCATTTTCTTGTCAAGGTATATTTTAAAATTAAATTTTAAGCCTGTATATTATATATTATTTATATAAATATACTGCCTTATTTATAATATATATTTTTAATATTACAAGAGAGAATATACTCTTTCTCTTACTCTAGTGTCTATATCTACGTTGCAAAAATGTTGCAATTTGTTGCAAAGGTGTTGCATTGCAACAAAGCTGGTACAATTCTATCATTTTTATCTTGATTATATTCTAATTTGCACCTTTAAAATTTTGTTGATTTTGTACAAATATTTTCTATGTTTTTCACAAAAAAGACGGCTATTTTCATGCCGCCCTTTCTATTTATCTATGCTACTTTGTCAAGTATTTTTCTAATGTAATCAACACCTTTTTGAAAAACAAGGGTTTTAATATTTATCCGGATTTCTCCCGGTCTGGCTTCATATTTCTGTTCTATAACTCTAAAATATCCACAATCAATATATTTCTGATATGGTTCATTGTTCTGTTTCAAAATTCCGTTATTTCTAAGAATTTCAAAAAGCTTGTTTCTACCAATTCCCGGGAAGTTCAAAACCTTAGCGACCTGCCCTATATCAATAGCGTCTTTACTATCGGTTACGGCATCGAAAAATTCTTCTTTCGGCTTCATCCTCTCGTTTTCGGTCAAGAGCAATTTATTCTTTTCCTCAAGCTCTTGTTTTCTTTCCAGTGCATCAGCGTAAGCCCTTAACGCTGTAGGGTAATCTTTCGGGATTTCGTTTTGATCTTTGTTGAAATAGTTGTCAACAAGTCTATCATACACATCCCAAGCAATATCATTGTTTAATGATTTTGCATGAAGAAACGCGCCTTTCTCTGTCCAGAGATACAGACGATTAAGATTACTTGGCAAATCGTGAATTTCACGAAACGCCCGGAGTTCTTCTCCATCAAGCAAAATAAAATGTTTACCCTCTTTATACCGCCCTTTGTTATGATTAAAATTGTATGAAATCGTTTTACTATCTGTTCCATACGCGTCCGCAATCTGCTGTGTTGTGAGTACGCGAATATTTTTATACTCCGTCACTGTTAAATTATTCATATACATAAACCTTTCAATTTCTTTCAAATATAGTCATCTTGTGTAAAACTTAGCGTCATAATATCCTTAGTAAAACAAAATTGTATATTTTATCTTGCGTAGGTTTGTATATCTTTTGTAAATTCGTCTTGTTTCCCTGCACCACCTCCAAAAATAAAAACACGAAAGATTTCCCAACTTTTTGGGAATTGTCTTTCGTGTGCTTTGTTTGACTTGGTATGGTTTTTGTGTGTCGGGCTGGATTTTCTCCAGCCCTTTCTTTTAATTGTCTTCAATACCCTTTTGAGTATCATCAATCAGCTGATCGACCATCTTTTCCGCTTTTTCATAATCCTTAGACTTCAAAACTTCTTTGAGGTCTTTCAGATCCTGCAAAAGTCTTCTTAAGTAACTTTTAAATACACTCATATCTTCGCTCATTTTTCTCCTTTCTGGCTTTCGCCTATTGCCTTTCGACAATATTATAATAACATTAAAATATAATTTTGTCAACACTAATTTTAGTGTTTTAAAAAAATCTTATTTTTTCTTCATCAGTCGGAACGATTTCCAATACATCCGACGGCTGACATCTTAAAATAATGCAGATCGTGTTAAGCGTGTCTGTAGTGATTCCCTTCCCTTTTCTCAAATTCTGCATAGTCGCTTCACTCATTATCTTCTCTTTTCTCATCCGAGTAGAAGTGTATCCGTGTTTTGAAAGTTCTTTTAATACATCTATTTTATAATTAAACATTTTTTCACCTCACATTTTTTATTTACTACATTATATATAGAATCACTCTAAAAATCAACATGAAAATATTTTACAAGAACACTCTTTTTAGTGTTGACATGCACTAATATTAGTGTTATTATAATCTCAACAGGAAAACAAAGAACACAAAAACAGGAGGGAACGATCATGAAAGTTAAAATTAAAATTGAGGGAAAGATAAATGATACTTACACTTTTCAGCAACCAGAAGAGGGAAATATCCTTGACGAACTGGCGGCGATCATCGAAGAAATGAAAGCCGGAAGAATTGAGAAAGTAGAAATTGAGAGGGAGGCGTAAACATGAGAACATACGAACAGGATTTAAAAGAACTTAATATTTCAGCAGAAGAATTTGATAACATAATTTCACACATTTACGATAAAACAGCCGATGAAATGGCGGCGCTTGCCAAGGCGATTAAAAGCGGCGCGGCTGTTCTCCCGACTGTAAAAAAAGCATTTGAGCGCGTTCTTGCAATTAGACAGGCGGAAAGACAAGAAGCATATAACATTTATTATAACGATTTAAATACCATGTGTTATAGCTGTAAAAAATGCGGTATAAGTTGTAACGGTACAGTTTGTAAAACTTGGACGGGTTGCGCAATGAAAAATTAAGTCGAAACGGCGGAATCTGCCGCCGTCTGCAGGAACTGCCCTACCTGCACCGATGAGACAGGGCGAAACAATGAAAGGATGGTTAATCTTATGAAGTATTACAGAGCAGAGATCGAAGACGATAATTTCGAAATGATTTTAGCCGATAGCGAAGAGGATGCTATCAATCAGTATTTTGAGTTAGGAGAAAAACACGATTTATTTAATCTGATAGAGCTTAATGATGATTATAATGAGGTTCGCACAATTTTATAAATTAGGCAAGCGGCGGCGTTTACCGGGGTTCGATTCCCCGGCTTGCTTTTACCCAAAAATTTGAATATGGAGGAATTGAAGTATGAGAAAATTATTTTTATTAAAAAAAGGCAGAATGAACTTTTATGCATGCCTGTATGGCTGTGGCATGTATACAATCGACCGAATTACAAAAGGATTCGGCGGAATTGTGACAACATTTGAAACACTGGAAGAGCTTGAAAAATATGCTGCTGAAAACGGATATAAAAAAGCATAATAACCGCCGCAGAGGATGCACGCCGGAACCACTGCCGGCGGCGGTTCTACCCGTAAGGGAATTTTATTTTTTAGGAGGATTTACAAATGACTTATCCGAACGGAGCACAGACAGTTTTTCAAATCATATGCAGGGGAAGCGTTTACAGTGTAGACGATGGATTTTTTAGGAACGATGGAATAGGGACAGACTTTGAAACGTTTGACGATGCTTGGGAAGTTTTCAAAACGCTTCCCAATGGGAACAGAATGCTGCGGAAATAGAGGAATTTTAAGCCGGAATCATCCCGGCTTTTTCCAGTGTCCGGATATATTGCAACTTGACAAGATATACGCCCGGTCATATAATGCGCTTAAGTGAACGCGTATAAGCCATTTTAAGGCTTGCGCAAGGCAATGCAGTACTTTTATATATACACAGCACGAAACGCCTGTAAATCGTTTTTACGACGTTGCAAGCCTGTAAACGTTACGCTTATCTTGTCTGGGCACACTCCACCGGCAGACATCCGGGGTACGGCGGAGACATCACCGGCAGACCGCCGGGGCGTGAAAATTCTGATTTCTTATCTCAAAATCGAGCCATTTTCCAAGAAGAAAAAATTCAAAAGTTGAAAAATGAGATTCAAACTGTGAAAAGACAATATGCACAGTAAATTATTATGCGTCATTTCGCAACTTGTGAAATTTGACTAATTCGCTCTCTTCTCTTTCTCTGGCTCTCAGTCTGTTTCTGTTTTTTCTGTGATTTTGTTGTTCTTGTTCCCATTTGAAAATCCCTCATTTACTTTCTGGTTGCGTGATTTATAATTTACAATCTTTACATCGGTGTTTAATTCATCCGGTATCTTCCCGACGATCAACACTGTATGTGGCTGCAACATGTCGATCATAACTTTGAATCCCTCGCAAAACTCTATCCGTGCCGCCTTTGCCCGCACTCTTCCATTTGTGCATACAGCGATCACACCACCCTTACTGTACCCGGCAAAACAAAGATCATAATTATCTTTGTCCGGGATGCCTACGGACGGTATAACACTGATTCCGTTCAGTAGCATGTAATGTGCAAGTGCATGGTTCCGGTACACGTTATACAGGTTCAATGCAAACGGCATACCACAATCGCCAGTAGCAATACTGAAATCCAGCATACAGACCGAGTGGAAACACTTCAAGTGCTCCAGGTATTTATCCGGGTTATTCCACAGTCTTTGAAACTTTGAATCGTCAATATAGAAATTCACATTCAATTTTCTATGCCCTTTTATCTTTTGTGAAAAGCTCTCTCCAAAATCTATGGAGTCCTCCGGCAAATAATCCAAGCTGCATGCCGGGACAATCGGGATCTGATATTTTTCATCAAGCTCCGCTCCATAGATCATATATTCTTTCATAACATCAAAAGATGTATGACATCCATTGTACAATACTATCACCCCAAAAACATTTTACTATTTTTCTTCTTGACAAACAACTTCTTTTGTGAAAAGCAAAGAACGTGCGGCGTAATCACTTCTGCTTAGTTCATTTATCAGCTTTTCCCTTGTCATTTCCGGGTTTGTTCTGTGAATATACCGCAGCAATTCATCTATTTTGTCCACTATGCTGCCCTCCAATCAATGTTTGACATCAGATCATCCAAAAGATAGATCAAATCAGTACCGTACAGGCTGATCCAGTCCGCAAGATACTCTTCCTGCTCAATCGGCATATGAATGTTATAGGAAAAGCAAAAACAATGACATAACTCATGAGCCAGTATTTTGCGCAAATAGCCATTTTTCGGTTTATCTGAAACATATATTATCCTATCATTCCAATCTGTCACAGCAAGGCTGGTAGAGCCATCAGAGCGCATCAGTTTACTGCTTGCGCCACGGACAAATTCTATTTTCCATTCAATACCATTTATCACAAACATATTTACCTCCAAAAAAAGAAACCACCAGCCAAATATCAGCCAGTGATTTCTAAATTTAAAGTTATTCTTCTTGCTCTTCAACCAACAAATAATTAATGTACCTTGTTGCTGTTCCAGCAAGTTCTTTGCTGTAGTCTAGCAAGTCCATCTTGTACTCCGGTTTATGCCCATATGTGACTGTATAGAACTTTTCCACAAGTTCTAAGTTATGTAAGTCAGACAATTCCACAAGAATTTTGTGATATAAAAATTTTCTCGTCCATCCGAACCGGTCACAGATAATTTTGAGTTTCCAGTTATTTTTATTAAACCATTTACCACTCTCTATCTTTTTTACGATGCTCCAGTGTGAAAACGGGTCTTTATCCGGAATTTCAGCCTGCGGATTTTTCAGAGCCTGTTCCATGTCGTGAAAGCGATTGATGTATTGAGCTGTGAAAGCCGTTCCCTTAACTCCGGTCAGCTTGTGCGCGATAAATTCGCATCCTTTCTTGGTAATGTCGTAGCAAGGTCTGCTTTGGTTGTTAGCATCTTTATATGTATTTTCTCGAAAGAAATCAACCAACGCAATTTTGCTCTCGTTGCCCAAGCCAATATTGGCTTGGGCGATTTGCGATGTATATCGCCGTATATCTTTCAATAATTTGCCGTGTTCTTTCCCAACCATTTCCGAAACTTCCATACTGGTTAACGTCTGTTCTAATTGTTTCATATGAATATTGTTCATCAGCAAATCCCCCATTTCTGCTTAAATGAAATAATTGTTTTCAAAATAAACTGCAAAAATTTTTCGTCCTGTATGCTCTGGATTTCCGTTATCAACTGTTCTTTCATCTCGCACCGCCTTTCTTGTCGGATGCAAGGTTACTTGTAAAAATCCACACACATTTTAAAAAGTGTTCGCTGAGTACATTCAGATTTTTGGTAATTTCTTCAATATACATTTCTCTCATAGATTTTTCCTCCCTTTCAATTTTTTTATTGAAAAGAGATACTCTCTATGATAAAATATACCACAGAGAGTTATCTCGGTTGATAGAGTGTTGATTGACTTTTGCGGAGTGTCAACACTCTATTTTTTTAACGACCTTTGGTATTCACTTTCTATACCATTTCTAACAACATCAGATTTTGTGATATTTAACTGTTCAGAAGCAAATTCTAATTTTTGAACAGTTTCATCGTCAAGTCGAACTCTAAACATTGTGTCTTTGCTGTTGTCAGACTTTGGTCTACCTGTTCTTGGTGACATTTTGCACCTCCCCTCTTTCTGTCGCTACAACAAATATAATACTGTAGCAACAAAAAGTCAATACCTTTTTGAAAAATTTCCAAATCCACAAATCACTAGCTGATATTCAGTTGTCAATGTTCAAACAAACAGGGGCATTTCTGCCCCTGCCATTACATTTTGGAAACAAGCGTTGACAGCTTGCTTTTTGTCATTGTGCGCTCTTCCGGCGTCATGTCGGAGATAAGTTCCGCCATATCCTCCGAAAGCTCTTTCATGTATCTTTCAAGGTCATGCATCTTTGCATCCTTGTCTTCTGGCGTATTGCCTTTGTGAAGCTCTTTGCTTTCCATGTAGCTTCTGCGGCTCATTCCGCTTTTGCCCTCTCTGCGATCACGCATTCCACCATCTGATGCCATTTTAGGTTCTGTGTAATACATTCTGCCAGAGTGACGATCCATATCACGGTCTTGTTCCATTTCCCGGTACATTTCTGGTGTCATGTGCCAGTACGGAGGTTCGTCATATCCTCTCCGCGTTCCTCTTCCCTTTGGCGCAAATCTTCCGTCTGCATACCGGTAACGGTCATAATACCGTCTGCCGTCTCCGTAACGCTCAAACATATCAAGAACCTGCTCTGGGTCTGATTCGTCCATTGATTTTGTAAGCGTCCGGTAATACATGGCTTCCGCAAGGTCTTTAAGCATGTCCGTGACTTTTCCCATCTCTTCTGTATCTACACATTCGATACCTTTTGCAAACTCACACTCTGCGCTTTCAGACAGTTTTTCGATCATTTCGTGCATTCTCTTAATATCCATAAAACCGCCCTCCTTACGCTTCCCGGACTGCAATTAAATTGCTGTTCTGAACTTCGATTGACTGCGTAGACGTATTCTGTACCGCTACCGTAACACAACAACCGCGAGGAACGTCCACATATGCCTGCGCCGAAACGTTAAAGAAGTTTTCAACTGCCGCCGGTGTAACAATCATTCGAGTTGACTGCAACGGTTCTCCGTCAATTGCAATAGCCAGTGAAATAGCTTCAACTGTGCCACCGGTAGGAATTTGAATGTTCCCGGAATAAGATACCAAAAATCTTGCCCGGCACTGATTTGTAAGTCCTCTCAATTTAACAATGCCGCTTCCCTGTCTATGAACAATACATTTTGTTGCGTTTGCCTGAGTTTCTGTAAATGCCACATCTTCTCCCTGCGCGACAGTTTGAATTGCAATTCCTGTAAATTCTGCCATAATTATTTACCTCTCTTTCAAAAAATAAGGGCAAACATTATAGTCTGCCCTTTGTGTTTATAAGCAATACTGCACAGCAGACATAATCGAGTTAAACTCAATTAAGATACTCAATTATTCAATTTTGTGTAGCAGCTACTTTTAGCAGCTACATCCTGTGTTGCATCCACAGCCATACGCATAAGCGTTAGGATTTGGAACAACATATGCCGGGATTGCAGCCGGATTTACAGCGTTGATGATCTGCTGTGTCTGCGCTGACATTGCAGTAGTGAGCAATGCAGACTGGCGATCCTGTGATGCGGCTCTTCTTAAGTCATTATTTTCTGCCTGTAAGGAAGAAATCTTTTCCTGACACAGGTAATCAAGGATTGCCCTTGTTCCTGCCTGCTGGCTGTCGATAATGTCTCTTGTGTTGCTGTTCATGGTGTTCTGAAGTGCACAGGTGTTCTGTGACATATTGTAGTTTACACCCTGGATAGCTTCCCTGGTCTCGCAGCAGCAATTAGCCAACTGGGACTGTAAAGCATTCTGCGCCTGCATAAGTGTCACGTTTGTGGTATTAAATCCCTGCTGTGTCTGGTAGCCAAGGTTGCAGATTGCATTGTCTACACCATGGAAACCGTTCATAACGGCGGTATTCTGTGCGTAAAATCCATCACAGAGACCATTTGTGATACCATCTAACTTTCCGATGATAGCCTGCGTGTCAAACCCACGCTGAATTGCAGAGTCGGTGTATGCAGATGCTGTCGCTCCCATACCTCCGTTTCCTCCCCAGCCATTGCCGCCAAAGCCGCCCCAGCCAAAAATCATAGCGAAGATAATGATAGCCCACCAGCCATCGCCGCCCCACATGCCATCATTGTTTCTTCCGTTTCCTGTCACTGCTGCAATATCAGCAAGACTAGGCATTGCATTTCCATTAAACATTTTGTTTACCTCCATCTGATCTATTTACAAATGGGATAACCGGTTATTTTGCGCGCACCCCAAAATGTACTAATGATTAAACATGCTCATAACTTTCTGTTTTGCTTCATCTACCGTAATTCCTCTTTCTTTACAGAGATTCTCTGCCATTGTCTTAAGTCCACCTGTATCTCCGCTTTGATACATTTGCATGGCATTTTTTGCCATAGGATTGTTTTGAACCTGCGGAGAATTCATCATTTGATTTAACAATAATTGTGCCGGATTCATTCTGGATCACTCTCCTTTTTTACCTGTGAAGTTTTTCTTTGACTGCTTGGAATTTTATCTAATCGGTTTTCTATCTGTTCAATCTTCCCAAAAAGTTCATCAAACTTCTGCATAAATGCACCTGTGCACTCGTCTGATAGGTCAAATTTCAATTTTTCAGTATCATGCGATAAATTGCTAACAGTATCATGCGAAACTGGCTTAAAAACGATTGTGCGAATTGTGCCATCTGCGTTCCAACTTTTAGCGTATATTTCTGTCATATCCTGTTTTGGGAAAAATGCAACGCTGCCATCCATTGGCACATCATTGGCAGTGATGTTTTCTACCGCCGGAACTACTTTTCCATTTATGCCAAAAGTTTGAACCGGGATCTGCTGCTGAATTTGCTGCGGTGCCTGCATATAATTTTGTGTATTATCAATGCGTGGCTGATTCATATACGGATTGTATGCGTACTGCTGCCCGTATTGCTGCATCTGCTGATTATAAATCGGATTCTGGTATGCTCCGCTCATATTCATCCTGTTTGACCTCCTCTAAAACATCTTCTATTGCGTGTATGATAGACGACTGCGTTGACAAGTCCAAGGACTGTAACTCTTTTCTGGCAAAAATTTTTTCAAGAACTTCATCTGAAAACACCACCATCCCTCCCTTTGATTATATTTTTGCATAAAAAAAGGCGGCAAAACCGTCACGATTCCGACAGTTTGCCGTCAAAAAATACAACAAAAAAAGAACGCATTAAGCGTCCATACATCCGTTCGTGTTACCTTTAGTGTTACCTTTGATTTTGACCTTTAGAAAAGACACCATTCAAAAACTCCTTTCTTTCAGTAAAATCAAGGCTTCACAAGGTTTTCTTAAACAAAAATAAAGTAGCGGAAGGGAGATTCGAACTCGGTATCAATTCTCTCAAACCCGCATAAATACTGAATTTCTTTATCTCCAAAGGTGTTACCTCGTGTTACCTTTTACATTGATAATGCTTTTGCAATATATTCCTGCATTTCACTCTCTGTCTTGTTATTAAAATAGTAATGATCGAGAGTTGTTCTGATATCTGTATGCCCCATTTGTGTTTTTATTACCGATTCTGGAACATTTCCATCTATCAACTTTGTTGCATATGTCTTTCTTGCCTTGTGAATTGAACGTTCACCAATTCCTATTCTATCACATATCACATATAGCCGCCTTGTAAATGCCTGACCTTTTATTCGTTTACCGTTTTTCATAAAAATATATTGCCCAAATGGATTGAGCATTTTTATTTTTCTCATAAGTTCTTTGGTATCTGCGGTAATTATAACATCTCTAAACCCGGCATCACTTTTAGGAAAATTTTGAACATCAAATACATATTTGCCATTATCATCTCTATATCTTATTTCTGTCTTTGATATATGTATCTTATTTTCTCCGACATCAGACCATGAGAGGGTAGATATTTCCCCAACTCTCAATCCTGTTTTAAATGCCAAAATAATGCCAAGTTCTATCAATGTAGGCTCATCTTCCATTACAAATCGTTCAATTAAAAGTTCCTCATCCTTAGAAAATACCAATTCGCAGTCTGACTTATGGTTCTTTTTAAATGACTTTTCCGAAATTTCCAAATCACCCATAAAATTGGTTATGCTCAAGCTGGTATAATGTTTTTTCTTTGCATATTTGAAAATTCCGTTAATCAATATCCGCATATCAGAATAAGCTTTTTGCGTAAGTTCCAGTTTTGAAATAGCTGTTTTTATGAATGATTCCAATATTTCTTCATCAATGTACCGGATTTTTCTATTTGCAATCGGCAAATACTTATTTTCAAAAAATCTTTTGAAATTCGTTTCGTACTTGTCCTTTGTCTGCCTTGTTATTTCACCATATTCCAATTTTTCAGAAATCCAGCTAGAATATACTTGGCTGATTGTCGGTTCATCTTCCTTAGCTTTATAGAACTTTACTATTTCATCTTCAATTGCTTTTTCAGATGTTCTCTTTACAAGTCTCTTTCCTCTCTTATTATCTTCATCTGGCAAATATGTGTAAAACTTTCCATCTTTTCCTTGCCAAATGCTGTAAGTGTGTTTTTCAATAAATTTTTTCCTTTCGTTCATTTCAATTTTTTTCTGAATGGTGCCTATGTTGATAATACCATTTTCGATGGCAATATTCAACAACTCACTATTTGAAAGATTTCCCGTTTAACTCACCTTCTAACTTTTTTACTTTCTGTTTAATATCAAAAATTCTTCTTTCCACTGTTCTTGTTGATACGCATAGTCTCGTGGCTATTTCTTTTGAAATAAGTCCACGGGCAAGAAGATAAAATATTTCTTCTTCCTGCTCCGTGAAATTGGCGTTTTCAATAATTGTTTCAAGCTCTGGCTTAGTCAGTTTTGAAAACTTCATAAGCCACTATCCTCCAATATTTTATTCCTCTCCCTGCCAGATCTTCGGTGTGCCATCAGTATTGAGCATGACCGTAATGCCACCGCCGTTTTCAATGAATAAATACATCACACCAGTATCTTTGTCAGCTAATATTCCATAGCCACCGCTGCTTTCCACTAACATTAGCTTCTCGCCATGTTCTTCGCTAACGTTAATGTTACCGCATCCGGCGATTAAGAGTGTTACCGCCAATATTGCTGCTATAAGTTTCTTTTTCATGATCTACCTCCATCAAGATTTCTTTTTCTCATCATACGGCTCGCCACAGAACGGGCACCGTGACAGTAATACCGGCATCTTCCGCTCTCTCTTCTTACCTTTTTCTTTTACTGTAAATTCTAAGTACGCTCTTTCGGATATAACCTCGATAGGTGGTAATACCTGTTCGATGTTTTCCATCCCACACATTTTTTCCAATACCTCATCCATGCAATTACACATTGTTTCCCCTCTCTTTCTCAAAGTTCATCGATCATCTTTGAGTACTCGTTATACTGTTCTTCCGTCACATCTGCGACATTGTTCAGGAAAAAATATAAATATCCTTTTGAGTACTCGGCTGACCATAGTTTTAATTTGATTTTCTTTTTGGCAATTTCATAATAGAGACCGAAATCCATTATTATATTTTTCATGAGATGACCATTCCTCTCTTCTTGGTTTTGTTATCTAGTTCTAAAATAAACTCATCTGGTTCTCGTCGTACTGGTAAATGCGTCCGGTTGTGATCCTTCCCATCTGACGCAATCTCTCCGCCCGTGGTTTTTGCTTAAGATTTGCCATATAATTATTGTCCACTTTCGGCGGTAGGGATAAATAATATTCCTCCGGTAATGGCAACTGATTTTCTGTACAGGCCTCATGGATCTTTGACTGATAATAAATAATGTGATTTCGCACCAGATTCATGTTGCATCCATCGGACCAGAACGGATCATTACACCCGTTCTGATTGATAACTTTCCAGTGTTCTATTTCTCTGCGGATGCACTGGCGGTACTCTTTCACTTTATCTTCTGCTGTCTGTATCATGGCAGCACCTCCAAATCTTCCAATGGAACATAATGTTTTAAATTGTTCGCATAATAAACAACTGCACATTTTACTGTTTCTTTTGCTCTTTTCGATACATAAAACGCTTCTGGAATAACTCCGACACCTACATCACATTCGTCTTGATAGACTACATCAAGATAACCTTTGATAACAATATTCTTATATCCGACAATTACGCCGATGAAATTCTTATCAACGTGTTTGAAATAAGTTTTCTCGATATATTCAACATTCTTTTCGACAGTGCCATCATTGTTTCCATCTGCCAGATTATTGTCCATTGCATCAGCAGTTAATGTTTCCCTGTCGAGATACAGCCATCTTCTGTCTTTAAATGGTTTATAGAAGCCTTTGCATTTTACTTTATCAAATAATTTCATGACAGCACCTCCGAAAAATTAAGTTTCATCTGTGGATCCGGCTCATAGTTCATCCACACCGTTTCCATCCGCGGCTTTCCGTGCTCCGCACAGCTTGAAAACTGTTTTTTCTCCCATCCGTTCAGATAGTCGTTGTACATTTTTGACTCATAACCAGAAATCATAATCTTTGCTTTACTCTGCAGTAACGCTTTCAATAATTCCTCGTGATCCGCATCTGTCATCTCATGTTTATATTGTTTTCCTGCTCTGGTACCAAAAATATACGGTGGGTCAATGTACATAAAAACATTGCTGTAATTAAATCTCTCAATCACTTCCACAGCCGGGCGGTTCTCGATCTGTACCATTCGCAGACGTTCTGCTATGTCAACGATCCATTCCGGCAGACGGTACCAGTTCCATAATGCATAAGCTTTTTCTCTGCCCTGTACATCATTTTTCCATCCTACCTTGCTGCCATTGGTGCGGAACCCGTGCCCTTGCCAGCACTGAACCAGAAATCGCAATGCTTTATGGTACGGTTCATCCGGCATCATCAGCTCCCATACATCCAGCTTATATGTATCCTCATATTTTTCACGGCTGAATGGTGTAGTCATTACCATTCTGGACAGACGTTCCGCATCTTCCTGTATGCACCGAAAGAGATTCACAACATCATGATCCAGATCATTGATCGTTTCGATATCAGATACCGGCTTATTAAATAACACGGCCCCGCTGCCGAAGAACGGCTCTACATAGCTGTGATGTTCCGGTATCAGTTCCACCAGTCGAGGAGCAATATTCCATTTACTTCCCGGATATTTCAATACTGTTCTCATTTTTTTTCAAAAGGAACCCGATATATCGTTACCCCGGCCGGAGGTTCGGCTCCTTTCTTGCCTTACGGCTTATAATCTTCAAATTTTTTTACAGTGGCAAAAGCAAATCTCGAATTCACCCAGCGCTGTAACTTTTTCAGTTCATTGCCCTGTTTCAACTTATATTTGTCATAGATCATCACATAAGGACTGTAACCGAGATCCCGAAGCGTATATATTCGCTTCAAATCCTGATCAATGGTGGTGTCAAATCCGCAAAGAACATACACTGTCATTTTCCTGTGATTCCATCCGGTCAATTCCTTAAACATTTTGAACTGAGGAACGATTTTTTCTCTTTCTTCGTACCGGTCCCATGCAAAATGAATGTTCTTAATTTTCATCTGCCGAATGTATTCTACTTTTTCCTCTGTCATAATTCGAATATCGCAACCTTGTGAAAAATCTACCCACGCACCACTGTCAATGAGCTGTTGGCTTAAATCTTTCCAATCCCTGCATGCAAACATATTCGGATCAAGCAGGACTATATTTTTCTGACCGTTCCAAAACTCCGACAAATCTGCGGCCTTTACGGAACATCTGCCCTCTTTCTTCCCTACGATACAAAAATCGCACCCGCGCGGGCATCCTCTTGTCAGAAACCCATATGCTGTATCTTTACACAAATCTGGGTAAAGGCTATAGTCTGGATAAATATGCTCAATTTCTTTTGGAAGAGGATCTCCACCGTCCGGATAATGGTATCCAGTTCCACCTCTTATTATCTCCCCACCACATACCGGATGCGGATAATCTGGGGTAAAGGTAAACACTTTACTCATGTATACCTTGTCCGGCGGATCTATCCACGCCGTCAGCGGATCATACCACTCAACATTATTCCCCTGATGTTTATGCCATGCTGACAGTTTCATCAATGGAAGATTTGGAAAATTGTGCCCGTCGACATCAATTAGTGCTATTCTCATGTTCTTTTTGAAACCGGATACCCTTTATGCGCTGGTTTTGCTCCTTTCTTTAATCAAATCTTGTCTCTTTACAGACTCTACTTTCAACGTTTCTCCGCAGCGGTTTTCCCTCGCTGTCTTTTATAAAACCGTAAAGCATGTCGCGGCTATAGCCGCGGCGTATAAAACATTTAACGGAACACCATTCTACATCACAGTGTGCGCATGGCTCTCCAAGGCACTCATTCTTTTCATTGACAGGTTTTACATCGAAAAGACCTATCTGACCGTCTATTTGTTTCATTCTTTCAAAAGGAGTCGATGCGCATCTTCCCGGGAAGCTCCGCTCCTTTCTTGTTTTACTTCAAAATTTCATCTAAGCAGGCATTCCAACCCACCCGACGTATTGATGTGCTGAGATCTTCATAACCAGATTTCAACTCTGGTATCTTCTCTGGCAACTCCCGGAGGGGACACCAATCATGCCGTTTCTCGGTGAATGTGCTTTGTGATAATTTCGAAGCACCATTGTTTAACACATTCATGAGCTGGCATTTTTTAATTCCTTGAAATTCGTACATGAATTTACACTTACTGCACGATTCTGGCATATCTATTGCCAATATTGCTTTAGGCATATTCACACTCCTTCCGGCTTCTCGCACCGTTCAAACGATATCACCCAAACGTAAGGATTAGCATCCCAGCCGTAGCGGTCAATGTCGGATTTCTTGACGGTGGAGTTCCACAAGTCTTCAAATTGTCCTCTTGCGGTACACGCCCCGGTAAGCAATCCGCTATTGCATCCTTCAGCTTGTGCTTGCACTTCCGTGATCTCTTGCAACCGCTCCACCCTCACATTCATAACCTTAAGCCAGATGCGTGCGGCTTCTTTTGGCATGTGAATGGATGGTTTCCATTTTGTAATATCTGCAATATCATTTCTTTGCCAATCTTCGTAGTAATAGTATCCGTTCGGCGCCTTTTTCCATGTTTCTCGGACATACAGGATATCGCCCGGCTCGCAAGGCAACTTAAAAAATTTCTCTCCATCCCCATCTGCAAATGTACCTCTACACGATATGTACACTTTATGTGTAAAAGCGGTATATCCCCATACAGCATCATCAGGAATAAAGCCTTTCACAATTCTTCTTGTCGCACCCTTTCTCCCGTCCAAAATCGCCCGAACCATTTCTGTATTGAATAAAATCGGATTAATTGTCATTTACACCGCCTCCCTTTAATTGCTCAACTTCCTCGTTCAATTTTTCTATCTTCTGTACTGCTTCTTTCAAGGTCTCGGCATTATGATTTACAGCACGGGCAAGCTCCCTGATGCCTGGGCTTAACGAGATACCAGACAGCTCTACCACTGTTTTATTCTTCCATTTCATCTACTCCACCACCTCTCAACATCTTCATAAACGATTCATTATTCCTTTTGCACATTTTTGCTCTTTCGCAAGGTTTTTTACACTTAAAATAGTCACTACCATATTTCTTGTAATCTGCCTTGTCGCAATGCTCGCATGGTTTATTCATTCACTCCACCACCTTTCACAATCTCGATTGCTTTACTAATAAGGCATACCGTGCAGTCCGATGCTCTACACTCTTCTCCAAAACAATCTTTGTTCACTGGTGATGTCATTATTTTTTCAACTTCTTCCAACTGCTCCACAACCTTGTCTACATCATAAGCCGTCGGATATTCTTCTAGTAAATACAATACTGCATTTGTATTTACTAAAGTTCCATTGCTTAAAGTAACCGATTTTAAATCTTTCTTCAGCGCATCCGCATCAATCAGTCTCATCGTTCGCCCTCCTGTTCCAATCTGTAGTTGCTTTCGTTCGCTCGTCTTTCCCTGTTCTGATGCCTCCGTCCTGATCCATGTACATCTCACATTCATAGCTTTTTGGAAATTCTATTCTGCATTTCATACATTTGATTTTGAACATTACCCCAACAGATGATTGTGATGACTTATTTGTAATGGTTAAGAACATTGCGTTTCCACCGCAGAACGGACATGGCTTCAATTTTTCGTTCATTCTTCATCCCCCCAATCTAATTTCTGACCACAATCACAATATACGGTATCCTCTTCCAATATGTCTCCACAGCAAGGACATCTCCCTATAAGACCGACATAGCTGTCTCCGTCTTTTATCTGGGATATTGATTTCACTTTCTTCGCTGTCTGCTTCTCCACCGCTACCCGGCATTCTTCCGGTGTGCCGATCGCCTTATATTCTTCCCACACCTTAGCATCCTCGTTTGTTAAAAGGCAAAATCCCTCATGCTTCTCCCCTTCAAACACCGTTTCGATAAAGTGGTGCATCAAAAGCGGAATATCTACGTTGGCATGATAACGTTCTTTTAAGTCTTTTTCGATTTTCCGGTATTTCTGTACCTCTTCCAGTGCGTTTATTGCCATTGCATAAGCATTTTCAAAAGATTTCCCCAATGATGTATCACACGGAATCGCTTTTCCAAGTTCGTTACAATCATATTTTAATTCTTCAATTGCTTCATTCTCCGTCATGTTTACACCTCCAACAGCTCCGGATTATCAATCGCATTACCGATTACCTCTATTTCGCCGAAATCAACATCGAAAAATCCGTACATAGCACATCCGCATTGTGCCAGTTCCCATGCTGCGTAATTCTCACTCCATCTAATCAGATATGGCTCTTTATCATCATCATTATGCTTTATGGCAATGTCATTCTCGAAGATCAGTTTGTTGTTCTTATCAGGCATTGCGGTGCACTGGCAGACGGTTTCTGGGTCTACTTCGGCCATGTTCGGGATATCATTGATCATTCCCCATAGGATATATCTTCTCTCCCAGATACCATATAAATATCCTTGTATCCATTCGCCATTATCAATCCGCTTTCCACGGGATAAAAATCTATTCTCCATCACTCTTTCACTCCCTTCGGTGTTATCTTGATCCTCTTCACACAATCCGGGCAGAAATCAAACCCGTTCACTCTTGTGGTGCATTCCGTGCAGATTTTCTTATCACAGGTCATGGTATAACTTTTAAATCCGCTTCCCCGTGCATGTGTAATAACTGTATTTACAGGCATGTCGCACAGCAAAGTTGATTCCTTTTTTTTACAGAACGGGCACAGATCATCTTTCGGTATATGTTTAACTACGTCTCCCATCACGTTCCACCTTTTTTCCTTTGCAAAATCCTCTATGTTCATGCACGGAAAATGAAATACTTCCGGTCTGCTTCATGTAAGTCAATTTTTCTCCGGTCAACTCACATTTATGTTTACGTTCATTCAAATACTGACATCTTCCATCACAATACATCGCTTTCCCCCTCCATTTCTTTCAGCTTGGCTTCGGCTTCCTCTCTATCAACAAAATAATCATAATGTAATCCACTTAATGGTAAAGTTACGTAATCGCCGTAGTCGTCTCGACAATTCCAGTAAATACCGCTCTTGTCATATTCTATCTGTTGACCATCAACAGGATATATCGGGTATACTTTCTCGCCCTCTTCCCTGTTGTTGTCAATAGCGTACAGTACCTCAGGAGTTCCTACGAAGCACACTTTCAGTTCTTCGGGTGTATATCCTAAGTCCTCATAATCTTTTAGCCTTCGATATACTGCGTCTATTTCTTCACAGTCTGGCTCGCAAGCCCTTTCCCATAATTCATCATCTATCCATGATGGATTGCTTTCTGTTAATCTCTCCATGCTATTCCTCACTTTCTGCCCGAAGCCATTGTTCCACATCTGTAACAGAACACATTGCAACACCGCCCTCAATGGTCTTTACGCTACCCTGCTCATATGTTTCGATTGAGCAAAGGAAATCTAAAAGTTCATCATCCGTCATGCTCCTGATCCGGTCTGCATTGGTCTGTGGCTTTTCAATATGTGGCTTTTCTGCATCTGTGCTGTACGACTCCGGCAGTGGCATCCAAGCATTTACAAATAATCCATATTTTGCATAGCTTTTGTCATCATCCCCCGGATAAAACGCACCGTTACCATCTTCATCAGTTTCATATCTTCCGATATCTGGAATAGTAAAGTTTTCAAACGATACCAGGATATATTTATCAGTATTAGGAATCTGCTCATCTACTGGAATCCATCCACTTTCCTGCTCCAAAATCCTGTTGATTTCTTCCTCCGAAACCACTTTTGTTAGTGGAGAATACCCGCAGGCTTCTGTTGCTGCCTCAGATATCCTGTTTTTAATCCTGCTTATTTTCATTCTGATCCTCACTTTCCGGCAACATAGCATATTTATAGCTACTCATTTTACCGTCGTATGTGCTCCATGACGTTTTTCCGTAATCCCATGTATAAACCGTTTCATCTTCATATTTTGCAAAATGTTCTTTGCTCCACGCAAAAAGTTCAGAATCTCTGACCAAAATCGGTGTATCGACTGGAACTTCGCTCCAATCAACATACTGGCCGTTCGCCCATTCTTTTGCTTTTTCTCTGCAACGACCAGCATTTCTAATGTCATTATCGCAAAAATCGCATTTATCGCAGACTCCCCTGCATTTTTCCAGTTTCCCATTAATTAACGCAATATTGCATCCATCACATGCAATATTTAAAATCTCTTCCGCATATTTTTCTCTATTCAGCATCCTTTTTCTCCTTCCCATACCGCAACTGATACGGTACTTCCTTAAAATCTCTCAATGCATCCGGGTTTGGATGCTTCGGCATTCTCGTCTGACGGTTTTCCATCTCTGCTATGATTCTGCGTCTCTCTTTGCTTTCTCTGTGCAATTTATACCTCCGTCATTTTCCAAGACTGTTTACAAGCTGTTCTGACCTCGTATAAGCCTTATCCAACAGTTCTAAATATTCATCAAAGGAAATCTGTGCTTTTTCAGATAACTCCCTCGGATAACGCTCTAACAAAGCCTTAATGCACTGTTTCATGTCTCCAAAATATCCGATTGTTCGAACGCTTTCTTTTTCATTGCCGTCCTTATCCTGTCCGGCATATCTCTGTCTCAGGGTGTGATTCAGAGAATCAATCTCCACAAAATATCCATCCTGCAGTTCCACAGTTAACTTGTCCATCAACCATTCCTCCTATATTTCATACGTCTTTCCGATAAAACGCTTGTCAATGTACTTACATTCCCATTCCAAAACACTTGCGATCCCTGTCATGGTTTCATATCCGGTAGCAAGGCAGTTAATTAAATATCTGATTCTCTCATAAACCTGTCTGATCTGATTTCCCGAAAATTTAAACTGTGTTTTAAGGCAGACACCCAACATAGCAAAATAATTAAATACCTGTGCCAGTAAAAACTTATTTGCCTGTATCATGCAGTTCGGTGCGATCTTTCTCTCTACCAGATAAAAACTCTCACGATACGGAATCTTATTTGTTTCCTCTCTCACGTCAATCTTGCATTTATCTTTCAGATAAAAACAAAGTTCCTCGCCTGTCGTTCCATCCTTTGCATTCTCCACATATGCATCAATGGTCTGCTCAACCTTTATGATTCTTTTGTGTCCGAATCCGAACTTATCATGCAGTGCCTGATATGCCATCATACGGACGTTATAATAGGATTCCTCTATTAGATAATCCGCATTGCTTTGTGCCTTGGCGTGTCTCTGTATTCCGATCAGTTCACTCTTGGAATATCCAAGTGGCTGCATCCGCTTTTTCTTTCTTGCCAGTGCATTACTCATTTGCTCTTCCATCTCCTCTCTACATCCTCAAAATGGCTAAATACAAGACTTTGAACATATTTTGATATATTTGTCCGTGCATATTTTTTAATTAGCATTTCCCCTGCTTCCATCATTCCTTGGAACCACTCATCTTCGTTATCAGCTTCATAAAACTGCTGCCGGAATTTATAATAGTCATTAAAAAACTGCCATTCTTCGGAACCTTTTTCAAATTTCTTACTTGCCATAATCATTCACCTTTTAATCAAATGGTGTGCTGCCACATACTTCTCGGAAACCGTCTTTCTGTCGCATCCGTGCTTGAATCTGTTCAATGGTTTCGGTTCGCTCGATAAATTCCATACGATCACCTTCAAACTGAACAACTTCTCTAAACGGTGTACCCTGTCGATTCTTTTCAACTTTCAAGCCTTTAAATTTTCTGTCTTCATCCAAATTCCACATAAGAATAATATTGGAAGCATCCTGCTCAATATCTCCGGATTCTCTTAATTCGGACATTGTAGGCTCTTTCGTTACATTCATTTCCGATACTCGGTTAAGCTGTGACAATAGGATGATCGGAACGTGAAGCTCTCTCGCAAGTGCTTTGAATTGCTTCGAAACTTCCCCGACTTCGGATGCACGATTATTGAACTTCCGGTTACACCGTACCAATTGCAGATAGTCAACTACGATCACGTCATATCTTTGATGCCTGCATTGCGTTCTCATTTCCTCAATAACATTTGTCTGATCGTCAATTGTGATCGGATATTTTTCAAGCTCATCATTTGCCTTGTCAAAGGCTTCTTTCTCTCCACCAAGAAAAGCCTTTGCCCTGCGAACTCTTGTCAGACCAATCTTTGACATTCTTGAAACAAACCTTTCATAAATCTGACTGTTGTTCATCTCCATGTTGTAGTAACAAGTGTTATAGCCTTTTCTTGCCATATTCTCGATTATTTGTGCCACAATAGCAGACTTACCAACTCCCGGTCTCGCGGCAACAACTGTAATGTCTCCGCCTTCAAGACCGCCAAGGCAATCGTCAAGATGGTAAAATCCTGTCTTTACCCTGTCCTCTCCCACATCATCATTGAAGTATTTATCTTTGTTCTCTGATACGATTTGCTTCATCAACTTAGATTTCTTCAACTGATTAACTTGGATTTCTTCAAGCCTTGTAAGAACTTCCGCGATCGAATTATCAATATCACATGGTCTAAGGCTCACTCTCTGGAAAAGGCTTTTCGTTTCCCTTGCCCGCCAATCCTTAATGACTGCATCCGCATAGTTTTTCATTGCTGTCGATAACGGAGTTGCGGCAATACATTCCTTAAGCTCCCCGGCAATCATTTCCGGCTCCCATTTGTGGTTTTCAAGTGACTGAGACAGTGAAACGACATTAATGTTTTCTCCACGATCATACATGGCAAGCATTTCAGCAAAAGCATCTTGGCAAAATTCAGAGCTGAACATTTCCGGCTTCAATTTGTTATAAACCTTGTACATGGAATCATTGTCAATCAATACACATCCGATCACTCCAATTTCTGCTTCCGTCAACTGCTCTCACCTCGCTTTCGTTTCTCAACTTGACGAATCCAGTAATCGCAATCCTCTTTCAGCCAGTCTCCGTATTTTGGTATGTAGCGATAATTCGTATCATCCGGATTCTTCTCTATATAGTCAGTAACATATGCCACTGTAGCCTCATATATCAGCTTTGCAACGGCTTTCCTGTTCGGCTCGATAACTTCTAAAAGCTTGTCCATCCATGCTACCTTGGCAGACGTTAACGACGTTTTCTTTGGATATGCATTGATCGTGTATTCCCATCCCCATTCCGCGTCAAAGTCCAAATCAGATGCAGGCACGCTTTCTTTTGTATTTTCTTTCTCTACCTCTATATCTGTATCTATATCTTTCTCTATATCTATCTCTACATTGCAATTTTGTTGCAAAATGTTGCACTCCGTTGCTCCACTGTTGCATTGCAACGCTTTTTGTGCATTTTCCCTAGATTTGCGACTTCTACGAGTGCTTGCCGTCTCGCTTCCTAAGTTATCTTGCACAAAAGGCAACTTGTACTCAATGGAATCTGATGTTTCAAGCAATCCGCAGGAAAGAAGATACTGAATCGTTACTTGAACATTGATTTCGTCCTCGTCAATATCAAGGGCGATCTCTTTGTAAAATTCATCTTCCAATCCGGAATATTCCAGATAGCCACCTTTTTTCAACGACAACAACTGCATCTTAAGATAGATGATCGTATATGTATCGCCACCAGCCATCTTTCGGAGTTTTTTGATTCGTTTGCTATCAAAGAAATCATCCATCAGTTTAAGCCAGTAATACCGCTTATTCTCCGCCATTTTCACTACCTCCAAGCAATTCAATAACCTTTGCCCCAGCATCTTCCGGGCGACAAAATACGAACTCAACGCCATACTTAAGTTGCATTGTCAGCATAGCTTTTGCCAATACCTTGCCAGATGTCGGCTTTGTTTTCGGTAGCGATACATTCAGCAATTTTCCAAGTGTGTGCATATATGCAATATTGTTATACCGGTCCACTCGAGGATTATGCCATGTAAATACATCATTGACGGAATACACCTTGTCTGTATTTTCAATAAGCACATATAACTTAATTCCGTTGTTCTGCGCCAAAATACACTCGTCACGGAATCTCGGATGTGCTCTTCCACAGATGTTCCCAGCAATTTCCTGCATGTCCTTTTTCGTGTCAACGGAAACATCATATGTGCCAAGAAAATCCATCTTTTTAAGTTCCATTTTTCTAGCTGATTTTCTATGGATAACATCCGCCACCTTGTCTGTGGCAATTATGTAATCTCCAACCGGCAATGGTGCACGCAAGACTTCCATATCGTGGCTTTTGAAATATCTATTCTTAAGGATATGCAAGCCCTCTTTCTGTCCTTTATCCTCAATTATTAACACGTATTCTCCTTTCTGGCGGTCACTTTCAGCAACCGCCAAAGGTATCTCATGGCTTTCAATTTAGTTTTTTGTGATATATTAAATTCCTTGCCAAAACATCAGATACCGCATAAACTGGTTTCTTTTATGCTTTCACATTGGTGTTTCAACCTATCAAAACGGGCAAAGGTTCATATCAACCTCTAATCCTTTTTCTGCAATATAAACATTTGCTCCATATTTAACTGTTTCTTCTGTCTTTTGTTTGAAAAGTGCGGGATTTCCGCTTTTATCTGATAAGTGAATTAGAACGACATTTCTTAATGCCGGGTTATCATTAGTAGAAATAAATTTAAGTGCCGTATCAAGGCTCATGTGACCTCGTAGGCGGTGTTCGTAGTTCGGCTCGTCCCGGTCTACAAGTTCCATGTCATAGTTGGTTTCCACCAATAAGTGGGTGGTTTTATAGAACCTCCACCTGACATATTCCGTGTCTGATGCATAAACAAGTCTCCCGATTTCCGTGTGCCAGATCCAAAATCCATAGCATTCTACATCGTGTACTAATGAAAAAGGAAATACCTTAAAATTTCCATACTTGCGTTTCATATAGTAATCCTCATAAGGCTGAAATACTGGGATTCCAGCTTTTTTATACTCTGGTATGTACTTTGCGTGGTCTCCGTGAATATGGCTCACAACCACTCCAACAATCTTCATCACATTGAAATTCAATGCTTTCTTAACTTCCATAAACGGCAACCCTGCTTCAATAATCAACGCTTCGCTTTCATTTTCCAGAATATAGCAGTTGCCGGATGAACCAGAACCTAAAACTTTAAGTCTCATTAAAGAACTCACTCCTCACATCAATAATCTGTCTCGCCTGTCCCAACAATTCCCTATTGTGCTTTGCTCTCTGCTCATTGTCACAGATAAATTGCTTGCAAATTTCTGGTCGAACCGGATAGATTCTGCATTTCTCGCAACTCTTATCCGTATCAAGAAAAGGGCATGTCATATCATACGTTCTATTCGCAGTGGGAAGAAGATGTTTGCACTCTTTGATATGGTTCTTACGAATATATCTGCGAATGGTATCTACTTCTTTTCTGCTCATTGGTAAAAGATTGGAACAGCAGTTACCGCATTGGCTACATTTCCCATCTTTGCAAAAGTTGTAAATGTTATCTTCCATGCCTTTCTGTACGGATTCTAAAAATGATATAACTTCCATATGCTACTCCAATTCTTCATCCGCCGGAAACTCAAATACTCCACTCAAACCCATAGTGAGTTTTTCGTCAATTCCATCTGGCGGTGTCTGCCCCATCTTTACAAGATTATGGCACACATAAGCCATTCTTAATTCTTCCATGGCTTCTTCTGCTTTTTCTTCCGTGGAATATTTAGCAACAAGCATATCGCCAACAAGTTGTTCTACTCCTATTAGGTTCTTATTCAGAAAGTAGATATCTTTCTGAAATCGCTGAATAATTACCTGTTCATACGGCAAATCAATCGTGCCGTCCTGGCTAATAACTCTCATTTGGCTTTTCTTCCTTTCTTTTTTATTTTTCCTATTCCTTTAATAATCCTTGAAATATAGGATTGTGTAATTCCAAGTGCTTCGGATATTTCTCGTTGCGTTTTCCCTTCCACAAAAAACATAATAAAAATACGTTGTTCTCTCGGACTCAATTCCTCAAAAATCTGTTGAGCAAGCATGGAATTAACTGTATTTTCTTCATAATCCTTACGATCTGCTATCATTTCAGCATAAGAAACGCTTTCGCCATCTCCTATATCCACATTATCATCTAATGAAAATGATGCATTTACTGATTTTTTAATTTTCCGGAATTCCATAAGTATTTCATTTCTTACAACAGGAAAAGCATACGTTGAAAATTGATAACCTTTTGAAAAATCAAAAGTATTTATAGCCTTTAACAGACCAATAATTCCTGTCTGAAACATATCCTCGTCCGATGCCGGAATACTCAACTTCTGCATAACTGAAAAAACAATACTGTAGTTTGAAAGAATTATTTGTTCTTTGGCATATTCCGAATGGCATGTACTCCATAATTGCAATGCTTCATTCTTACTCAGTTCAGATTTTGGAAAGTTCATAGCAACCTCCTACTTCAAGAAATCCGGCACGTCAGCATCTTCACAAATTTCTACATCTACTTTCTCCGGTGTTTCTGCCATCTTTGGCTCTTCAACAGTTTCTGCAACTTCCGGCTCAACAGGGAAATCCTCTGTGTTTGCGTTCTCAGATATTTCATGCTTAACTTGTTCCTGCAAATCTTCCATCGGATATTCCTTGAAATCGTTGTCCTGCATTTCCTCTTTCGTATACAGTCCCATTGTCAGTTCCGGACAATTCAGACTGGAGAAGAAAGATGCGGCACGATACCGAAGCATTAACTGCGGCATGGTTTTCCATTTGCTACCGTTCTTGCCAAGCCAACCCTCATCTTTTGCCATATCCATATTTACTTCCATGCCCTCAACCCTGCGACCATTTTTCATAGTCCAAGCCGTACATGAGAATGGCTTGCCGTTCTTGTCCTTTGCTTCGTCAAACTGCAATTCCATATCAAATTTTTCGGAATTATTGATTGCGGCAATCAGAAATTTACTGCTCCAACTCGGTCTGCCCTGAATAACATACAGATTCTGCATGACCATAAGTGGACTAACTCTTAACCGCTGTGCCTGTTCAATGGCAATCAGACAGTTCGCCTCGTTCTTCTGGAATGTCTGCGGAACGATTGTTGAACTTGCCAGTGCCTTTGCCATCTGCATTGCCATGATGAAATTATCTGATGTTCCGAAAATTCCAAGACTGTAATCTGTAACTTTGTTGCTGTGCGCAACCTCTTTCTTTTCCTCTGCTACTGCTACTTCCTGTTTTTTTGTTTCTGCCATAACTATTTTTCCTCGCTTTCCATGATGATTTTTAATTTGTTTTCTGCTATTTCAAACTTTTCTTTTGCCGATTCAAGTTCCTTTTCTGCGACTTCTCTAAACTTTTCTTTTGCATAATCGTAATTCGGCTTTGTAAGGAAAATATTTTCATAATAGCCAGTAATTTTCCCTTCGTCCTCTTTTCTAACAAAGCTCATGCAATTTGGAAAACCTCTTTTCTTATCAACTGGATAATATGTCTTTGGTTTTTCAATCACTTCCACTTCTGTGACGGAGATTCCGTCCGAATTAAGTCCATAAAAATAAAGTTTCACTGCTTTTCCTCGCTTTCCTCATATTTCTTCACAACCGCCACCTTATCAGCACCGTAGGTTTCTACCCACTTCATATCCACCGATTCATCCGTAACCGTCAGCTTTGCACCCTTGGCATTTAAAACCGTATAACCGGCTTTCACGGAATCCTCGGTCTTAAATGTGTAGCTACGACCTGGTATTGTATACTTTGCTTTGATATAGTTCATTCTGACACCTCGCTTTCTTTACCATCAATTTCCATGTCCAATGTAACTGCAACGTCTCTGATGAACTCGTCCGGAATATAGATTCCTGCCTGCACGCATACCGCATATTGCACCTTTGCAATACTCGCAATATCAGAGCCTTGCTTTTCCATTGTCTTTGTGAGAACTTTCAGCAGATTAGCCACACCACCATGTGATTGCGGTGTTTTCCTTACTGAAATTCTCCGGATTTCTTCAATATCTGTTTTCATATTCTCCATGAATTTATTTCTCCTATCATCGAACCATCTTTCAAATACATTCCAAAGTTCTAAAAAACAGGCGGTTTTAAGTATTGCATCTTCGATACTGTTGTAACTTTCCGAAAGAAACAGGCTTATTATCTGCCTTGCGTGCTTTTCAAAATATAATTCGCAACTAGCTTTCAAAAAGTACTGATACCCGAAACCGCACCTGCCATTAAACCAAGAAAATGAGTACCATGTGTTGCCTTGAAAATATGTATCGTATTTCGTATCCCACTTGGTAAACATTGGTTCTTCGCCCTTTCTATGTACCAAACGCTTAACACATTTCTCATGAAACACTTCTTCACACATAGCTTTGAATGTTCCAATACAGAACCCTTCGGTTCCAAGGTCAAGCGGTTCTCCTGTTTTCATGTATTTGTCAATGATTTCGATTGCTTTTGCATTTATTGGATAGTCCATATCACATAGCATCCACTTTCAACTGCTTGTCCTCTGAAACGCTCAAAAGAATTAACTGTGCATCCATATCAGGCACATTGAACTCATTCAGCGATTCCGCGTTATCAACGAAAATCGGTACGCTTACACCGTATAACTCACTAAGCGAACGGATAATATCAAGTCCGGCTACGATTCTATGACCACTGTTCAAAGTCGAATACGGAACACCATTCACAGTACACTCGCAACAATCTTTCATGCCGCCATTTAACTGCATTTCGAAGAGCTTGAAATTAACTGTTTTGAAATGGCTATTGATAGATTCAGAAACCTTATCCAGTTTGAAACGAATGAACTCTTCCAAGAGATAAAGCATCTGCTCCTGGTCGGCAACTTTCTGACCGATTTCTTTCTGTTCGTCACGAAGCGTTTTGATACGATCATCAATCGCAACATTGTTAGCCGCCTGCGCAATAACCTTGTTCACCTCGTCAAGCTGGCTCTGCAGATCGGCTTTCTCGGCTTTTAAATCAGTAACAACCTGATCTACTCCGTTTGATTCAAGCTTTTCAATCTCTGCCAGTACTTCATTATGCCTTGCTTTTAACTTCGCATATTCCTCATTCTGCGAATAGTCAGCTTCTTCTGGGATCTCGGATAACAGTTTGCAAAGTTCCTCTTTATTCGTAAAAGTCCCCTGCTCCTGTTTCTTTAAGGAATCTATTTCCATTTGCAGATCAGCATTTTTCTTTGTCAGTTCCTCGATAAGATTTTTCTTCGCAAACCCATCTGCCTTGATTTCTTCCAAGTTGGATTCTTTCCGGGTAATAAAGTCACTTTTTGAATCATTTAGTTTCCGCTTTGCATCTGCCTTGGCTTTTTCTTTCCGGCTTTCAAAATCAGCCTTTAACTGCTCAATCTTATCAGCCGGTAACTTCTGACCACATAAGGAACAAATCGTTGTAGATTCGTCAAATACCCACTTGGATTCATCAAACAGATATGGTGTTTTATCAAACGCCTTGGCTTTCTCGGCATTGTACTGCTCGCCCAACTTCTTCCGTTCGGCATCTGCGTCAGCAATAGCCTTTGCATTGTCCGCAATCTGCTTCTCTTTTAAAGAGATTGTTGCTTTGAAATGATCCATCTCATTCTTGCAACCGCATAAATCAGCATCAATATTGCTTCTCCGATTGTATAACTCACGGTTCATCGTCTGCGCGATGCCGGACATATCAAATTGCAACTGCATTTCCTTGCTTCTCAAATCGCCTAACGTGCTACCGGCATTCTCAATCTTCTTATCACATTCAGCGATTCTTCTTGTCAGATCAGCCTTGGCAAGCTCCTGCTCTGCCACATCCACATCAATCTTAGATTTTTCTGCTTCATCAATACGCACCGGAATTTCAGCCTGTTTCTTCTTCCATTCGGATAACGCTTTGGAAAACTTGGCGCGAATATCATCTGTAGATGGCGCTTTCTCCAATTCATCAATCAGCGGTGCATACTTGGCATCGGTCTGTGCCAGTTCCACATCGGAAACCTCTGCAACAAGTTTCATCAGAATATCTCGCTGATCTTTCCATTTCAGAGAAGAAAAATACTGCGGATTGGTCAACAGCTTAAACATATCCTCGCTCTGCGCAAGACCGGAAACATAAGCTTTGAAATCAGCTTCACTCTTTGGATAACCGTCAATCTCAAATGAATTGACATTGCCCTGTAAAGTCACGGTGTCTGTTCCCCGCTTCTTAACCCAGTTCTGCTTCTGCACTTTGGAAAGTTCTACTTCCTTGCCGTCCACATCCAGAACGGCTACAACCTTAATTTCTACGTTATCAATGCGCTTTCCGTCCTTATCCAGTGGTCGAACATTGAACTTTTCCTCTCCAGCACTGTTCTTATTAAACAGAAGCCATGTAAACGCATCAAAGATAGTTGTCTTTCCTGCTGCATTCTGCCCTTTAATGTTTGTCTTATTCGAGAAATTCACATCAAGGCTCTTAATTCCCTTGAAATTCTCCATATGTAACGATCTAATTTTCAGTTTCATTTTCTTTCTCCCTCCGCTCTTTATATTTTTTAAGTGCATCTTCAAAGCATGCTTCATCGTCAACATATCCAAGAGCTGACTCTATAATTTTTGAATTAATAGTTGTTCCTTTTTTTCCCATCAGCTCAATGTCTCTTTGGTGCTCATTTGCAATAATGGCACATGCTGTATGAACTTTTGTCCTGCATGCAACCAGATCTGCATATTCTTCGACGGAAATTGTAACGGTATTTTCTGCCATCTTAATTTTCCTCCTCTAATACATTAATTTTGCTTACAGACACCTCATATGCTGTTCTCTGTTCTTCTGTTCCATCTTCATATTTCTTAATATATCCGCGGCTCTGAATGCGTCCATTGATCTCGATATGGGTTCCTACTTTCAGTTGACCAACAAATCTTGCATTTCTTCCCCAAACAACACATGGAATATAATCTGATTTTCCATAGGAGCGGTTGACTGCAATTAATAAATCTGCAATTTCTCTTCCAAGTGGTGTTTTTCTGTAAGTCGGTTCTTTGCATACATATCCGTCAAGCTGGATATTGTTCAAATCTGCATGCTCTCCCGGATTTGCTTTTTCGATTTCACAGACGAATACATATAATAACAGACGATTTCTCTTTTCCTCATGTTTGTTATAAGAACTATACACACCGGAAACATTAACGGCAGTGCCCGTGTATTTATCATTCAGATTGATTAATCTCTCTGAAATAATTAATGGGATAATATCAGCCGTCCCACTTAATCTATCCACTTTGAGGTACATATTATAAAATCCCTCTCCAAACACCTCATGGTTAAATTCCGGCTCTGTGATAATCGTTCCTGTAAGTTCTACTTTATTGTTTTCTGCTCTCATATTTGAATTTCTCCTTTTCTTGTGCTAAATATAGGCGCAAATAGCTTATGCTATTGCTTGAACTGGAATCATTCAGCTTTGGTCGGTTCGGATGATTCCTTTTCTTTGCTGTAATCAGTGTCAAATGTGATATAGGTAATACCGTCATCGTCATCAGACTCACTTCTGTAATCGTAATCTACAATCTCTTCTGTATACTCCTGCCACTCCCCATCTATTTTTGTTCCTATATAAATAAGAAGTAATCCAATCAATACAGGTATAGCAGTGACCGGATACTCCGTTGCATCAATGCAGATGCAAAACAGAAAAACAACGGTGCCGATCATTTCAATTACCTTTGCTAACTTCTTCATAGACACATCACTCCTACCACTTATAGGAACCATTGGCAATCTCATCACCATACAAGGAAACAAAATCTGTTATTAATGCGATAAACTCTGAATTTGTCGGTTTTCCTTTTTCCACTGAAACCGTATAGCCAAAAATTTTGTTGATCGCATTTGTATTGCCATTTGTCCAAGTAACTTCTATCGCGTGCCGGATTGATCTTTCTACTCTCCAGACTGTATCGCTGTTTTCTTCTGCGATTTCAGTATAGAGTCCTTTAATAATGCTGATAAGTTTACTTCTGTTTTCAAGACATTTCTCAACCGCACTTATTATGTAACCGTAACCCTTAAGGCTATGTTTTACGCCGATCTGATCTAATGTCTTTCTTAAAGCAATGTTCATTTGTCTATCCATGAATACCTCCTGTTAATCCTTTCCAACTCCGTATCTGATTGCCATTTCCTTCACGATGGCTGTATATCCTTCGATCAACTTCTTGTCCTCTGCGATAATATCCACATAGGATAATTTGTCCCTGGTTGATTTACAGATACCCTCGTCAGCCATTCTCCTGCGCTTGTTAGTCAGCCGCTGCTTCAGATTTACACCCATTCGCTTTGACAACAGTTCGTAGCTTTCGGCTCTTACTTGGCTGTATGCCTGTCCGCCACCAAGTTCCATGCTGATTTTTCTTAAAATATTTCCAGTATCATCACGCCATGATGTTGTATCAAGTGCAACCACTTCTCGGATGCTCTCAACTCTCCGTTCCACATGGTTCAGTTGTTCCGCCTGCCGTTTCTGTTCCAGTTCCATTTTTGCCTGTCCATCAGCAATGGCATAAAACATTTGCATTTGTGGCGAAAGCTGTGAACGGTTGATTGCCATTTCTTTTGCCTTATCCTCAAGCGTTGCAAAATAATCTCTTGCAAGTTCACCTTTATGGTTTTTCTGCGTCATGGATAGCTTTCTAGCAAACTTGGAAGTCAATTTAAAATCTTCTCTCTTTTTAGTTCCAACTCCCGACTCGTACTCAAGTACGAACCGAGTAAAATCAATGTTTTCTTCTGCGAACTCGTTTTCAGTAATGTTTGTCTTGCACCACTTTGAATAATTGCTTGGGTTCAGCTCCAAGAAAGAATATAGCTTGCTTGCTGTAGTCATTCCGTTTTCATCAACACCAAGTGCAATCTCAATTGGTGTCTGTGCCATTGTTACCTCTAAATCGTTCATGCTTTCTCCTTTCTCAATTTTTTCACTAAATCTGTCAGTGCTAACAATGCAATGCTCAGACCGCCTTTTCCAGTGATGTGAATATCAAACTCTTCGTTTTCTTCACACGTTGCTTCTGCCGCATATAAGAAAGTTTCTTTTCTTGTATTAACATTCTTACTTACAATATTTTCCTGTATAGACTTAAATTTCATGCTTCTCCTTTCCGGATTTTTTGCAATAAAAAATCCAACTACCGCTTGATAGTTGGAAAATACTGGTTGTCTCTATTTTGCTTTGTTGATACAATTAATGTACGGCGGCGGCCATCATGAAAGGAACTGTTATCATGAAAATCGTTAGTATACTTATCTCATTATTGGCATGGCGTGTTACCGGTTACGACTTCTTCATAATTCTAACCGTAACATCCATGACAATCGACCTATACAAAGGATTTAAAAAAGTACAAAAGAGATTAAATAAAATACTAAAGATGATGCGGAAAATAAAGCAATAATGTAACTCATTTCCTGCCGCCGTCGCATATTAATTGTATCAACTGATTTCCTGTGTTACAAACACATTTAATCTGCAAATTTCGACATATTTCTCAACTATCTCAATATTCAGTTCTTCTTATTCTTTCGTTTTTGAGTTCCCAGTTTCTTCACTGGTTGCCTTGCTTGCTGAACCCTCGACCATTCCCAGAACATATCCTTTCTGAAAATCGTTCATTTTGGGAATCGCGTCTTTCAACTTTTCTACAACTTTCTTTTCCTGTTCGCTCATGTATTCACTTCCTTTCTCCCTGTGATATAATTTCCTTATTAAATAAGGAAAGGCGGTGATAATATGGATAATGGTTATTCTGAAACATTTGCTACATATGAGTTTGCAGATAAAGGAACATATGTATGTATGCAATGCGGTGGCGAAAATAAAAAGGGAATCGTCACTGTAAAGCAAGGCGAAATGCTACCAGAATGCAAAGAGTGCGGATATACTACATGGATTAAAATAATGCAGGATTTTTAAACACTCTTTCTTCCTCTGCGAGCGTTTGGTTCGTAACCGCCAAGTTATCATCAACCAGATGCTCAATGAGGAACGTTCTTTTTACCACTCTCGTTCCATCTTCACATACTTGTGAAATGTGCAGATACATCTTCCCATCCTTCTGGAATGGAATAACAAATATACTCTGTAAAAATTTCCACTTCACAAAATGCTTATTAAAAAATGCAACGGCATGAGCCTTGATTTTACTCACTGTATCACTCCTTTCATAATTTATTTGTCATCATACTTTGTTACTTGTGTATGTTGACCTTGTAAGCATACATTATCATACATTGTTAGCATTGTCAATACCTTTTTGTTGACATTGTTAGCAGTTCATGGTATATTTTATTTGTGGGAAAGAGGTGATAAACTTGAAAGACCGTATTAAAGCATTACGGGAACGCTTGGGAAAGAGCCAAGATGAATTTGGGAAAGATCTTGGATTAACGAGAAATTATATTTCTTTGATAGAGAACGGACAGCGCAACTTATCCGACCAGTCTATTAAAGTCTTATGTTCCCTGTATGATGTCAATGAAAAATGGTTGCGGACAGGCAACGGAGAAATGTTTATTCCGAAAACCAAAAATGAACAAATAAACGAGATGCTTATTGATGTTTTAAAATGTGAAGATTCAGATTTTAAAAAACGTTTAATCACGGCATTATCCAAACTGGATGATACCGGATGGAATGCATTGGAGAAATTCATTGATTCAATCGCAAATCAAAGCCAAGAAGAATAAAGAAAAGCCAAGGGCAATGCGCAAACCCTTGGCTTTTCTTCTATTCTAATAATCTTTTGACATATATATAAATGAGTTTTAACCACTCTTCATTGTCACAATTCGCGACCATTTCAGTTATTTTTTGTTTGTAAAACGCTTTGGCTTCATTACAATCATTTTCCCCCATATTGATTTCCTCCAATCATTCCGCACTTTCGATAGCGATACATAAATTATAGAACTTATGTTCGATATCGTCAACCCCATTTGACAAATTGCTACAAATTACAAACTCGTTTGTAGTTGAGGGACAAGAAAACGCCTTATCCCGCCCCTCAGCCAGAACTTGAAGTGCCCTTATCGGACAATTTTATTTTACAAATTTTCCCGCAAACATTCAATTTCTTTCGGTCGCAAGTTTCGACAGGTAAATTTATTATTGTCACAGAATGTCGATTGATTAGTTTAAATTTTGTTAAAAAATTAATTACTGGTTGAAAATTATGCATCTGCCAGTTATCTGTGATGAATTTTAAGTGAATAATTTTCCTTTCTGCCCGTAGGCTTTATGCAAAAGAGCCGGCTACACAACACACGGTCATGTAATCGGCTCTTAGGCGCTTTGGATTATTCAGTTGTCTTTACTGCATAGCTTATCGCTGATCTCCTTAAGCGCAGCATCTAACTTTCTTCAATTTTCATTTTCCAGTTCCGCATCGTAGAACTCATTTTCTTCCAGAATATTAAATTCATAGTTTTCTGTCTGTCTCATCAGGCATCCACATCTTCTGTGTATACTTTCCCTGTGATCTGCTCATATTCCTCCGACGTGATCCATTTACCTACAGCATTATGTACACGGTTCTCATTCCACAGTCCTTTGTCATAGTAATTTTTTACTTTTTCATATTTCTTACTCATCCAGGCTCACCTCCATCTGCATTGCCATGTAATCAATATCTGCTCTCTGTTTATCAATGCTGTCTGTATTTTCTGCTGTTTGTGCAGCGTTTTCAGCCAGATTCTCCGATACAGCCGTTATTCGCTGTTCGGTATCATCTGCTTCTTTCGCCAGTACAACCGTTTTTATGTCTTTCTGTAAAATAATCTGCTCTAAGACTACATATCCAGGAATAACCGATGTCAACGCATCCTCGTCAGTGTAAATTTTTAACACTGCAAGTTCTTCCTTATCCGAAAAAGCGTCCTGCAGCTCCTCACAGGTTTGGTTGCCTGTAAATTCGACATTCAGTTTTCCATCAACATAATTGATGTTATTAATTGTTAAAGTATTTTTTGTTGTTTTTAATTTCATAACATATTTCTTCCTTTTACTAAATATTCTTGACCATAAGTGCTTTTACTCTGGCAAGTGTATTACTTTTCCCGGACGACGTATTATATAACAGTACTAATACAGTTACATTTGAACCTGATACTGTTACAGTTTGAATAGTGGTTAAAGTTTTTCCGGAATTGTTATTATAATCGCAAATTACAAATCCCGTAAATGAATAGCCTGTTGGAATTGTAATAATAATTGTATCTGTTCTGGTTGCTCCTGCTCCTAACTCAGCGGCAGTGCTTGCGGCACTGACTATTTGTAATTTGGGTTCATAATTACTCTTCATCTGAGCCGCCATGCTCCCTGATACATTCGGATTTGCCTGTCTTGCGTCAAGTGCATACCCTGCTACAGTTGTTGTGTTATTATTGATTACAGTTGGTATAGTTGGTTTATTGCTCAAATCATTATAACTGCCGCTAAAAGCAACTGCTTTCAGATCTGCAAACCACTTTGCGATTTTCCCGAACAAAATACTATGCTTTTCTCCGCTTTTGAGATTTTCTCTTGCGGATGCTGCTGTAAATGCTGTGGTATTCTCTGCTGTATCTCCCCCGGTTGACACTGCGCCAACATCTTTTGCCGTAAGCACTACATTTCCACGACGGAAAGAATCTTCATTTACACCTTTGATTCCGGTAACTGGAGTTCCGGCCAGCACGTCCCACTTTTCATCTGATGTTTTATAAATATTGGCACCTGCCGGAATTACATTCCCGGCTCCCTCTTTAAAATCATCCGTGGTTGTAAATTCGTCTGAAATATTGAACATCCACCCTGTGCTAACATCCGCAAGTGCCGGAAGATCTGCAAATGCAACTGTTCCTCTCGGCTGCAATCCGCCCTTAATAGCTTCAGACACATCTTTTACCTGTTCAAAATAATACTTCGCATTGTCAGAATCCTCGCCCTCTCTGCTCCCGGTACCACCAACGGCATAACTCTGTGCTTTAGTTGCACTATCTGCTGCAGATTCGGCTTTACCGATGATCTCTGTTGCTTTCTGCGTTGCAATATTGGCTTTATCTGTGGCGGTACTGGCTGACTGACTGGCAGATGCCGCTTCACTTGTGGCTGTGGCTGCAGACTGACTGGCGGATGTCTCACTGACTTTTGCTTTGCTTTCGGATGCCTCTGCCGCCGTAGCTGACTTCGCTGCCGCTGTCTCTGACGCTTTGGCATTGGTTTCGGATGTTTTTGCCGCTGTTTCACTGGCTTTTGCAGCATTCTCACTTGCTTTGGCGTTGGCTTCGGACTTTGCCGCTGCCTGCTGGCTTGACTCTGCCTTTGCCACTTCCACTTTGATTTTCGCAAGATAGTTTGGCTCCAAGTGTTTTTCCTCGATGCTACCCTCTTTGACGATGGCAGACACTTTTCCATCCTTATCAATATAAAAAGCTACCGTATCAGAATCAAGGAACTCATACTGTGTAATCAGTGCCGACAGGTCTATGTACTGTTTCGTGCCATCAATCAGAGTCAGGATAATCTGCTGTGTAATCGGGTTATAAACGAAGTTGATTGCGATTTTCTCCATCTGTGTATCAATCGTAACCTTGGAACCGTTCTTTTTTGTGATCGTGATGATTCCGGTCGATTCCTCAAAGGTCACATCCGCAACAAGAGTTGCTACCTCTGCTTTTGTGGCTTTCGTGGTATCAAGAGTGATTACACGATCATCAATGATATCAATCGAGCCATCCATTTTATTGAGGTTTCTTTCATTAAGCGGTGTTTCATCACTCGGGTAATTCTCCCAATTAATAGCACTATGCGCTTTGTTCATGGTCCTCACTCTCCCTTTCCTTTGCAAGCTTCATCTGCTCCCGTTCGGCTATAACATGTCTGTTTGCTTCTTCCTTAATCTGCTGCAGAATATCCTTAAACACTAGGTACTTAGCTTCGATTGGGACATCCTCACACAAATTTGCATAATTTATAATGTCGTTTTCAAATTCCCGAATTTTTGCATTTATCATAGATTTTCCACCTTTTCCTTTAACTGTTCTATCTCGTCATGCTGCAACTGCACTGTGGCAACCAGATCAGCAATCAGTTCCGTATATTTCAGTCCGTAATACTTTTTCCCATTGCTGTCTGAAAACGTTTTTGGACAAATATTCCACCCTTTTTCCGCTTTTTTCAAAACATCCTGTGCAATAAATCCATGATGGAACCCATCTTTTTCGAAATTATAACGATACGATTTTGCTCTTAAAGAATAAATAAACTCAGATGATTGCTTTTTGCTTAAATCTAAAATTGTGTTTTTTATTCTTTTGTCAGATCCATTAATTACTCCACCTCTGAATCCACCTACTCCGGTATCTCCGTCTAAATGGATCATCATGTGGTCATTATCGTTTTCGCCTTTATGCAATGAAACCTGATTATATTGAACCGTACATTTATGAACAGGACTTTCAAGCGTTCCTTCCACTGTTCGAAATCCATCCGTTCCCATCTGTACAAGTGTTCCACTGCGTTTAAATTCAATAAGGTTTTCTACAGACTCTTCCGCTTGAATATGCATATATCCCCCGGTCATTTCCATAGAACCTTTTAATTCAAGCAGTTTTGCTTTAATTTTGATACCCTCGGCTGACTGGTTGATTTCTGAAATGACGCTGTCTTTTGATACTTTCAAGCTGATCTGCTTTGATGACTGCGTAATCGTACTGGACGCACTCGATGAAAGCTGCTTAAATTTCTTTATCAGAGTCCATTTGTATTTTCCACTGCTTATTCCACCATCTGGTTCGCAACCATAAAACTTTCCAGTATTCTGATCCAAAAAACTGTGTCCAGAATAATACGAAGATGCAGGGTATGTATCTTGTGGATTCCCGAAACCACAATGTGTAACGTCATAATCTTCGGTATCCCATACTGTTAAAGAAGCACTGACTTCTGACCGTATCTTAGTTGCGGTCACCTCTATCTTTCCGGACAAATCGCCCTCTGCTTTGCTTGCTCTCGTAACTTCCGCTGTAATCTTGTCCTCATTAATTTTAATAGCTGCTGCAAGTTCAACTTCCTGTCCCTGTGCCCTTTTAACTTCTGCTGTAATACTGCTCGCATTTTGCGTGATTCTCGATGATAAACCATCCGTTGTATTTTTAACTTCTGTGCGAATTTCGGTTGCGGTCTGCGTGATCTGTGACTGCAATCCCTTCTCAACATCAGTTATCGTGCTCTGTGTCTTTTCAATGGTTCGCTCCAACACATTGCTCTTGCCTTTGAGCTTTAAAATACTTTTCTGTATTCCGTTCGCCCCGTTTGTCCGGTACTCTTCCCCATCCGCTTCCAAATCATCACGCAAAGCCTGTATACCTTTCAGGGTTCTTTTCAGAATATAGGACTCAATCAGTTCATATCTGGTCGGCAGCCGCACTGCATCCCCGACCTCAAGGCACGGATTTCCTTTGCAGTCTGCCGTAAACGGGCGATAAACAATCCCCCTGATCTTTGAAAGAACATTGTTTGCAATGCTTTTTAATTCTTTCGTTCCTTTACCATAGACAAGAAAATTATCCTCGATCACATAGGCATTGTCTCCGGTGCCTACGATCACGCCAATATCATTCTTCTGCTCCCTGATCTGAAGTTTATTAATGGTTTTGACAAGATAATCTTCATATGTGGCAGTAACATAGAATCCTTTTCCTATCTGCGTACTCTTTGGATCGCGCGGAAACAGATCATCTGCCGGATAAAGGTCATTTCTCGGATATAATCCCTGTATCTCCTGTTCCAGATAAATATAATGAAACTTCCCGTCGCGCCCCATGTGCCCCATACAGCCATTGATCTCACAAATGCAGGACAACACTTCCTTGCCGCTCACGGATTCGCCTATGGTGCTCGATTCCTCTGTATCAGAACTTGTCTCACTGGATGGCGTGACCGCAACTGTTTTTTCAATAGACATGTTGTCATTAACCAGTATAATGTCAGCCTGCTCAATTCCGAAGTACTTAAAAAAGCTGTCCCGGAATTGCTTCATTGTGACCGGATCATAAACTGTAACAGTCGTAGTTTTTCCATCTTTATCTTTCTGCTGCTCTTTATGGGATGGAAAGACAGTGTTATACCATGCTGCCACATCTGCATTTAAAATGTCATAAAGAGCATCATATGCGACAACATCACGGCACGTCCTGTCTGCCGTAGGCGTATCAGAATCAACCTTATATCTCCCGAACTGAAATGGAACATCTGTATGTCCACCAAGAGACATCCTTACTGTCATCCATCTGCCCTTCATTGGCAAAAATGTATTTGACACCGTGAATTTAATCATGGCGGCTTCGCATGATCCAAACGTCAATTCCTGTTCCGAACACAAACTTTCTGTCAATTCGAATTTTTCTTGGTGTAGTTCTGTATTTGTGATATTGATTTTTCCGTCATCAGATACGATGGATAATTGCTTATCGACCGTATCTTTTTTGAACAAGTCGCCATATTTATAATTAACCACCATACACACCCCCTATGAAAGCAAGCCGAACTGAATTGTAACGAATTATTCCATCATATGTTCCGTATATCGTAGGCTGAAAATCTGCCATATAGCCGTACTGCGTCACATAATCGTCATATTCCGGGATATACGCTGTGATATAGCATGCTCTCCCTGTCGCATTTGTGAACTGGCTTCGAATATTGTTTAAAACCTCACTAAAAGTCTTATTTGTCAGCATTGCCCGTGTTTCAAACTCAACCTTTAACGCCTTTAACTCCACGGCATTTCTATGCAGATAGCCGTTGGCGTCTGTATAATCGTCCAAATCCTGCATGTTGACATATGGACTGTATGTTTCTGCTTTCATAAACGACATCGGCACTATGTAATTGCCAATCTTTAACAGCCATCCGCTGTACGCCATGCGAACACCTCCAATCAAGTTGTTTTTTCAGATTTACAAATATGAACACCGTTATCATCACTTAAAAATAAGATTTCCGTTTTTCCGTCCGGCAGAATATCCGCCACAAAGCAATTATTCGGATTTCCTATTGGTGTCCGGTTTTCCGAGCACTTACCCCAGTCTATTGGTTTATATTTTTTCATGGCTATTCTCCTAAAAATGGGTACAAAAATAGCACCTACCGTGTATGATAGGTGCTAAATAAATCAAAAAAGAAGCGCATCTCTGCGCTTCCTCTTATATTTTCTGTATTGTTGCATTTTCCACCAATAAGTAATTACCATCTTCCATTAGCGATAAATGATAATCTTCTTCAAAGTATTCATAGGTTAATTCCATTTCCTCTTCTTTAAAATCTTTATAGCTTTTGTAAAGAGTAACGCAACCTTTTTGACCGTTTTTTGCAGTAAAAACATAACCGCCCAATGGTAAATCTCTACCAACAAGATATCCTCCAGATGGATAAATCCCTTTTTCTTTGTCGTACATACATTCTTCTCCTTTAGTTTATTATTCTATTTATCTGCTCTTCCAGTAAAATATACCTCTGCATAATCGTATTTTCCATAACAATCAAGCTGCCCCGAAATAGTTTTCCCTGGTTTAATCTCACTGTCTGAATCTGTAATATATGTGCTGTTGTAATTTACCACATTATTGCTACTGTCAAAAAATATTGCATACGCGCTTACAAAAAGCGCCGGATTTGTGCTGTTATTGGTCACGGATACAGTCACGTTTTCATCATTAAATGTCTGTTCAACGGATAAATCATTTACAACCGGTTTATAATATGGGTTTTCGTCATAATCTAAGGTATAATCCACCTTGTCAATTCCGGACACACTATCAAAATAGAAAACACCAATAGATGTTTCTCCTGCCCCCAATACATCAATGCTCATGTCGGCGGCTCCTATTGAATTCCCGCTTAAATCTTTGGCTGTAGCGTTTCCAGAAATTGCGACATCCGTGTTTGAATTATTTGTTACAATCAAAAAATCTAATGTGTCTCCTATTGTGTTTTCGTACCGATACTCTTTTACCAAAAAATCAGAATCAGAAACTTCTTCTCTTGTCGCTTCCTTGTTATCTACCGTACTAATAGAAGAGACTTTTTTATTTTGCTCGGTAGAATCAGCAACTGCATCGTTATTTTCTCCGTTTCCGCCAAATATGGCAATCAACAGGATTATAACTATAACCACCGCAACAAACCACTTTGTTGCTCCACCCTGCTTTTTTTTGCAATTAGGGCAAATTTTTGCTTTAGCTGGAATCTCCGTCTGACAGTACTTGCATAATTTTGTTTCACTTTTTTCATTCATAGCTTTTCCTCCCACCACTTGTAATAAAATGATTCTACCACAAGTTGCGGTATTTGTCATTAAAATATTGGAACTGGATTTCTCTGTGTTCTTCTTGCTTCACTCTTCCATTGCTTAACTGTACTGTCATATATTACCTTGCCGTCTAATTCAACTTTAATTCCGCTGTTTTCACTTGTATTCTGTGCGATTTGTGACAGATATGGTGTCAATGCTTCTGATACTGCACTTTTTACTCCTGCTTTAATTCCTTCTACGATTTGGCTGTTATTCGCAACCGCTGTATTTCCATTGCTAAACTGCCCGACCATTTCTCCGTGATTTGCAAAAAATAAACCATCTTCCGGGAAGCCTCCGGTTGCAAATGTTGGTATTTTCCCGAGGTTAATATTGCCAGCTTGAATTATTTCTTTTCCACCAATATTTACAGAATCCCATGAAAAAGACAGTTTTGAATTAAGCCACGTTGCAAAATTATTCCATACCTGCTTAATTCCTGCAACAGCATTATCAAATGCCTGCTTCAATCCGTCAGAAATGCCACTGAATGTCCAATTATCTTTTGTAAAATACGGTTCTACATGATTTGTCCACCAAGAACCAATTCCAGATGTACTCCACCAGTTACTAAATTCGCCCCATTTTTCAGAAAGACCTTTTTTCATTCCGTCTCCCTGCTCATCCCATCTTTTTTTTGTAAACCATGGCTTCACATGATTTTCCCACCAATTATATATTCCGGTATTCTGCCACCAATCGGAAAACTCATCCCATTTAGCAGACAATCCCTCTTTTATTCCATTCCCTACTTCCATCCACTTTTTCTTTGTGAACCACGGGAAAATGTTCTCCTGAATGTAAGTTAAAGCTTCATTCCACTTTTCTTCTATTTTACCTTTTATTTCTCCTATTTCTGTCTGTATTGAAAGCTTTTTTTCTCCCCAATATTCTTTTACATCTTCCCACCATGAAGAAACATCCTCTAAAGTTGTTGTTAATTTATTGCGAACGGGTAGTTCTACATTCAATCCCCACCATTCTTTGACATTGTCTTTGAACTCGGAAATCTTCTCCTGTAAATTTGGAAGGACGACATCTGCTCGTAAATCTACATCATCTAATCCGTTTATATTCTTCCATTCATCTATCCACGCCTTTAGATCAAAGCTGTCAGGTACATTTAATTTATTAGGCATATTATCATTGAACTCATTTAATGCTTTTTGGAAATCATCTAATGATTTGTAATCTTCCTTTTTAGGCAGATTTTTGACAAATTCATCAACATTCATTCCATTTCCAATGCCTAATTTGTCCATCACAGTATCATGGCTCAAAACTCCACCGCCATATGCATTAATCCATTCAAACGGATTAAGAAGTTGTTTAAAACTTTCCTGAAGATATTGCAGAAAACCGCCTTTTTCATACGCTTTTTCTAAATTATTAGCATCTTTTTTTATGCTATCTTTTCCAACCGTAAAAGATAACGTTGCCACTACTACAGCAAGTGAAATAGGAATTGCATAAGAGAGCAATGATTTTACCGCCGTTGAACCAAAAGCGGCTGTGAATTTCGCTCCTATTAATTTTCCAATAGTCTCCTTGAGAAGTTTCCCTGTTAACAGTTTGCCTGCAAGTTTCAGAGCAAATGCTCCAAGAAGAATTTCAACTGTCTCAATATCAATGTTTGAAAGAAAATCTTTTACGCCTTTCCAAACATCAGACCACTTGATATTTTCTATCATGGTCTTAATCGTCTTGTAAACTCCCTGTACCCAAACATTTATATCTTCTGCAAGTGCCTTAAAATCAAATGTCTGGAAGAATTTATTTATTCCCTCTGCCAGTGATTTTCCAAAGTTTGACCAGTCAAATGTCTGACCAAAGGAAAGTGTGGCATAAATCGCCGTATTCAGTGCCCCGGCGATCGTCTTTCCTACATTTCCAAACAGTCTCGGATTGATAAGACCATTAAGGAAATCTGCCAAGCCTTTGCCGAAGTTTCTTGCCTTGGAATAAATCTTATCCCAGTTGATAGACTCCATAGCTTTTGATAAGGCATCACTGATGTATTTTCCAAGCTGTTTCAGATTTTTAATATCACTTTCGTAATTTTTAAAAATAGTATCTGTCTTGACAAGTTTACCGCCACTGGCACCGCCTGATGCGCCACCGCCGCCGGAACCGCCCGAACCTTTTTTACCAGAACCATCATTTGTTGTAATCAGTTTCAATTCATCAAACTGACGGACACCCTTATTCATTTTGTCAATGTTCTTTGCCGCCTGTCCGGTATTGTCAGCAACATCGCCTGCGCTCTCTGCCGCATCTGAAAAACTATCTGCAAGACCTGCACCGGAATCCTCATATTTCCATCCGAAGATTGCGCCTAAAGCGTTTGTAACCTTTGTGGCAAAGCTGATAACAACCAGTAAAACGGAATTGAGTGCTTTTACGAATGGTTTGAAAGCATTGATTAATGCTCCACCAATAACACTGCCAAGCTGTTCAAACGACTGTTTTAAAATTCTGATCTGGTTCGCCCACGAATCAGCAGTACGCGCAAAGTCTCCCTGTGCTGTCTGCGTATTGGCAAGGACGTACTGATACCGGAGCATTGTCTTTTCAGCCTGTGACATAGACTCGATATCAGAATCTAATCCCTGTTTCATCGCCCACTCTTTAAGGGTTGCCTGTGTAAGATCAAGACCGTAATCTCTTAATGGACGTGTCTGTCCGGTAAATATTGCAACTAAATCCTGCGACACAACATCCTGATCTATGTTATACAGAGATGCCATATCAGCAGTTAATTTTGTTAAATTCAAAGACACATCAGCCATGGAATCAGACAAACCAATATAGCCATCTGTCTGCTTATTCAAAAACTCATTGGCTTTCTTTATCAAACTGCTGTCAATTCCCATGGCTGTTCCCATTGCTTGGAATCGGCTTGCCGTCTGTTTCAGTGTCAATTCTGACATACCGAACTGACGTATAGAGTCCTGCGCAAACTCATTGACTTTCTTTGACATGTCCCCAAAAGTAACATCAACAACGTTCTGAACCTCTGTTAATGCCGATGATATGTCGATTGCATTTTTTATTCCTCTGATTGCTCCGTACAGACCAAGATAAATCCCCATAGAGGATAAAATCTGTCTTGTGAATGACTTGAGTCCGATCAATGCTTTTCCTGTGGATGTCTTAAATCCAAGGAAAGAACCGGAAAGACTACTGATGCTGGTATTTAATCCGGAAATTGCGCTGCCAGACCTGTTGGAAAGATTGCCAAGTGCCTGCGTCATCTGAATGATATTCGAAGATACATTTGGTGCTTTTGAAAGCGTCTCAAACAGGTATTTGAGATTGTCAGCAAGCAAAGGTATATTAGTTACCGCACGACCGCTTGCAACGCTTCCAAGCCTTGATATGGACGTTACAAGATTACTCATATTGGTCATATCAAAATTCAATGCACCTATCTTGTTCATCTGGCGTACAAAGTTTTGTAACTGCGCAGATAAAGCCGGCAGATTCTTTGTCGCCTGTGTAGATGCCTTGCCACCAATTTTTGACAGTGCCGACACCATGCTTGTGAGTCCGCTTGTATCAACAGCTTTAACACTTGCTATTCCAGATGCAAGATCTCTCACAGCAGAAGATATTCCGTGGATAGAATTTGCATCAACACCAGAAAATTTATTGAGTGCCCGCACCATTGATGTGATTTCCGAAGATTTACCACCTTTGAACCCGGTAGCTGCATCGGAAATGCTTCTGATTCCGCTTGCAATATTTGAAAGTTTTGCAGTGTCAAACGATATGCTTTCCCGGAGCCTATTCATGCTGTTTACAAGGCTTTCTATGGAATTACTTGCTTTTGCAGAGTCAGCTTTGATTTTTATTTGTAATTCATCAATGTCTGCCATATATGCACCAACTTTCTATGCAAAATAAAAAGACGGTAGGCTGTGACACCTTACCGTCCTTGATCTACTCTTTTAATTTTTCTCTTGTAACCGGTCCGCATTTCTTATCTACTGTAATTCCGACTTTTTTCTGGAATGTTCCAATACCGGTCGCCGTATCATTTCCAAGAATACCGTCCACATTACTGTTTCCCTTTTTATCTTTTTCATCCAGGCATCCGTGATAAATAAGCTCCGTCTGAAGCCATCTCACATCATCCCCTCTCATGCAAGGGAATTTTTTCTTTAAAATCCTTGCAGGTTCCGGGTATGGGTTTAAATGATCTTTTACATTTTTTCTAGGGTTTCCGCTTGTCACAATCGCTGTATGACCTTTTGTTTTTGTGACAATAACATCTCCATTGTAAAGAACCATTCCTGCCGCATAACCTCCAATGTCATCAAACATGCCACTAGAAAGAAGTACAGATTTTTCATTTGCTGTGGTGAAATTTCCAACATCTTTTCCAGTTGCATGAATAATGCATGCACGTACCGTTGTGCCGCAATCTGCTTCTGTTTTTACTTTTGAATTAATACCATATTTGACAATTCCAAGCCGGTGTCCCTGACAGTAGCCAATATTATCATTATTGCACGCTGTAATCATTGATTCTGCCAGTTTATCCGCCATATCTTTTGTTTTTGGTCTTAACACAACCCATCCTTTTTTATGAACATAAAAGTTTTGCATACTTACTTCTGTTCCTGTCTGATCTCCCGGTCTCCCACCGGTCAATTTCCCATTTTCATCATGTCTTGCAGATCCAATTCTAATTGACATATTTATACCTCCAAGTTCTTTTCTGGTTTTGGATGGCTCAACTCATAGTTTGACTGCATGACTTTAAGTTTTGCCACAAATAGCTCTCTCTGTTTCTTTATTTCTTCTTCCGTCATTTCTGAATCATCTTTCCCTTGTTGCTCATTGATTGGTTTTTTAATATACTTTGATTTTGCTTTTCGTCCGGCAAGGCAATGTTCTACTGCCACCGATACCGCAGACAATCCGTATGTTCCAAACCACATCCACATCTCATTGTCTCTTTGCTTTTTATCTAAGTTGTAAGCATCCGCATAAGGCTGTAAATCAGCCGGGCAGGACGTGTCTATGTCACGCACGGTAAATCCATACCCTTTTGTAACTAAAAGCCAGAATGGGCGGATTTCCGCACAATATGTTCCCCATGTAAGTTCTCTCTGTTCTTCTACTTTTTCCTCGGAGTTTTCTTCTCCGATTCTTTCTGATCTGCTTTGAGCAGTTTTGATAAAAAACCGTTTTCAAGCAGCTCCGCTAAAAGTGCATTGTAAAGTACCTGAACATCTGCATCTTCTCCGTCAAAGTAATCATCCAGCATGGCATATACTTTTCCAAGCTGCTGTTCCTTTTCTCCGTCATTTTCCGGGTTGTATCCAAGTTCCTCTTTGTGAAACTTCTGCGCTCCAACAAGAATTAACTCTGGCAGAAATAAAAGGATTTCGTCAACCGCTTCAATATCTTCCATCTGGTCTAATTTTGCTACTTTCTTGATAATTCCGCTTTTCACGGTTGCTTCATATCCAAACTTGATCTGTAATTCTTTTTCTCCAAATTTTAATTTTGTCATAGTCTTTCCCTTTCTCCCTCTCATATAGGGAAAGGGCAGTCCGAAGACCGCCCTGTTCTTTTAAATTGTTTCTTCAAGCTCTGGCTCGGTTGTCTGGTTATCGTCAGCCGATCCAACCGAACTATTCGACTGACGTGTTATTCCCCCGGTGTAAAAGCTACAGCGGTGTCCATGCCCTTGTATTCCTCAATGGTAAGGTTCATTTCAACCGTCAAAAGCTCATTCTGACCAATTTCCGGCTGTGGGATCTGCTCCGGTGGCTGTGCGACCACAAAAAACGCATCGGTAAATCCAGGAATAATAGTTTCAAACCACATTCTTTTCCCGCCGGCAAGCGCATTGTACGCTGTGATAAGTGCTTCCCACTCTTCCTTTGTGGCATCTGTAAGGTTTACCGTGATAGGGAAAGAGCCACCGGTATCTGCGCGACCCTTTACATATCTGGTAATAGCATCTTCTAATGCAGATGCGTCAATCTGTTCCGGCTCAATGTTAATACCGCCGATTGCGTTAATTCTTGTAAGCTGTTTAAATGATGTAGGCTTTGTCCCAGCTGTCGCTTCTGTGCCATAGCCAAACGTAATGCCTAACGTAGACAATCCTGCTTCTGCCATTTTTACCTCTCTTTCTACCGCTAAATAATGCGGTTATCAGACGCATCTCTTTGCGCCCGGTGCATAAAAAATAGAGCCTTTCGGCTCTTTTACATCAATCTGTCGTTGGCTCCGATTATCCGCCGGAACCTTGCAACACTTCTAAATTTTTTCTCACTGTCATTTTTAAACTCCGGCATTGCTGTGATTTGAAATCGCATCTGCTTAAAGGCATCGGCTAAAATAGCCATAATCCCTTTTGCATCGCTCTGCTTTGTGTTTGTAATAACGTCAACCTGTATTGTTTCCTGCACTGCATTTACGGATGTGCCTTCTAAATCTGCCCCACGTTCAAGCCCCGGCATCTCGTGAATGTAAATGGTCGGGAAAACAGGGTCTTTATCAAGGTTCTTTTCAACCGTTGTAAATGCAGTGTCAAAATTCATGCTTTTGTATTTCTTCTGGAGTTTTGGTTTGGCTATCGTTACAACATTGGAAAAAATGTTTATTTCAAGGTCAAATACCCACTGGTTTCCTGCCATTATCCAAACACCTCCTTCGCTGTCTGTGTAACAATCTGCCGCAACTCATTTGCGGTCAGATACATGAATGGTCGGCTTGGCATTCCCTCTGTAAACCACCAATCGCCATTGTCGTCCTGATAAAACCATCCATATCTTCCATCTGAAATCTGATGAATAGTTTTTCCACTTGCATACTGCCACGAAACACCCTCTGGCAGTTTCCCCGGATAATGGCTTTGCTGTCCAACAATTCCGGTTCCAAACTCAACAAATGCGGCATGGTCTGTACCGGCTATTACCGCCCATATCCCGCCGCCCTTAGTGCTTCCTTCATATTCCACGTGAACACTTGAAATCAGTTCCGATGTAAATATTGCGTCAAGGTCAGCAATTTGCACTCTAGCAATCTCTACGCCCTTTTCCGCGAGTTTTTCTGCCAATAGCTGGCATTTATATGTCAAACTGTTTTTATAGGCTCTAAGCTCTCGTATGGCGTTCTGAACAGACTTTTCAGACAGGCTCATTGTGATTACTTTCTTCCCCATTCAGCACCTACTTCACATTTTTTTGCAATAAAAACAAATCAACCGTCAATCCTTCGTCTGCGACACCTTTTACGATGTAATCAGCCGAATTTTCATCAACGATTGTATTCTCTTCATGTTTGTACCTTACATCTGACCGTTTCCATACCAAAGATCCGACGCTCAATGGAAGCTTTCCTTTGTCTTCTACGATCTGAACAAAATTTGTAGAGTTATCTACGCCAAATTCTTTTATAAGTGATTCGCTCAACTTATTGCTGATCGAAGAATAAAAAACCACGGGCTTTTCATAACCTGTGGTATACTCTCCGGTTGTCTTCGGTATCTTGTTCCCGTCATCATCAAGGTAATAAATTACATTACCATCAGAATCCGTGTACGAAGAATATTCGATGTTACCATCATCATCCGTCACATATACCGGCACCTTGCCGCTTTGCTGCGAATAACTCATTTTTTGCTTATTGATCTCAAGCATTTCACTTCACATCCTTGCCGAACCGTTTCCACAGCTCAGAAAGCTTTTCCCAGCCATACATCGCGACAAACGCAACAATAAATCCTGCAATAATAGCTGCCAAGATCATATACCATAAAATTGATGTCTGGATGTACTGCATGTATGCCACAAACGCAGCGACCGTGATTCCGATAGAAAGAACAAATACCAAAATGTCCGTTGGAATCTTAGAAAATACGCCTACACCTTTGATTACCTGTGTTACCACAGACACAACAAATGCCAGCGCACCAATGATTGCCAGAATAATTGTCATATTTGCAATTACAGACTGTATAATATCCATGATTAAACCTCCTTTTCATCATTAAGACGGGTTTCTATCCCGTCAATTCTGTGATGCGCCGATTTCACACTTTCTTCAACCTTTATAATTCTGTTGTCATGAGAATTTATTTCTTTTCGCATCTCAGATACTTCATTTTTGATCTCGGTCGTGTTGTTTGAAATGGCATCCAACTTCATGTTAATGCGTGTGTTCTCCCTCACGCGTTCTTCAAGATCCGTGTTGTCTGTCCTTTTGTTGCTCTTCAAGCCCATAAAGACGGAAAAACCAAGCGACAGCACGCTTATAATGATTGCTGTTGATATCTCAATCGTCAAATCATATACCGCCTTTCATTTTTTATGGCACACCGCCCACCACCGCTCAATGTGTGCCGCCTGCTACGTTTTGCCAACATCGGCAAAACGTAACGCACAATCTTCTAACCAGATGGAATCCCATACGGTTATAATGCTTTTACAAACGGAAATACTCCCACAAACAAGCTTTCCCTGTCTTTCCAGCTACGGCTTACGCCGTTTTCTGAATAACTTGCCATATAGGCTTCTCCTGCCTGTGAATGGTCGTACACGGATAAATTGACGATTACATCTTCAAACTGTTTCAAGTCTTCGGATATTTTTTCATCCGTGTAGCTTTCCGGGTAATTCCGCTTGCTTACTACTTCATTTCTTGCCTGCTTGATAAGCTGTTCGATGTAAGGGTTATCTTCTTTCTTGTCTAACACAACAACATCAGAAGTAACACCATCTTCATCCGTAACGGTTTCAATATGAAATTGTTTCAGTCTGATTTTGACCTGCTCTAATGTTGTATATTCGTCCATTCTTCCCTACCTATAATCCGAACTGCTCGATCAAAATGCGTTTCAGTTCCGCTCCGCTGATTTCTTCTGCACCTTCGATTCCATGTTCAGCGGCAAGTGCCTGTAAATCAGCAGTGCTCATTCTGTTAATCTCTGTCTTGGTGTACCCGCTGGAAGATTTCTCTCCCGGAGCAATGTCCGGGATTTCATCTCCTGCTTTGTACCATCTTCCATTTCGCTTTACCGTGTATTCAGCAACCATACAGCACCTCCTACGCAACTTTCATGACAACAACGCTGTCCATGCCCTCAAAAGTAGGCAATCCGATCATTGACACAACGCAATGGGTGTTGATTGGATGATTTGTTGCGTATGTATACACCGAAATACCGGTTTCTACAATAGAAAGGTTTCCATCTGTTAAACTTCCACTTCTCTCTTCCGGTGTCTTTCCAAAGACATAATCTCCAAGGTACACGCCGGATGCCTGCGCTGAAATAACTCCTGTAGGAATAAAATATTTGGTAGCACCGTCTGCAGGGTCGATGTAAAGTTTGTCGTAAACTTCAATCTCGATGCCGTATCCTCTAAGATACTCTGTAACCTGCCCCTGCTGTAAGCGAATACCGCCATTGTAAGCAGTAATTCCAAGCACCTGTTTCTTTGTGTCCTCCGCCTTAAGAACCATTTCCCATGTTTCTGTATTCATGCTAAAGCGCGCAAGGGAATATCCGGTTTTCTTTGCAAACTCACGTTTAATCTCGATAAGGTCATCAAGTGGCGTTGCTGTTTCGGATGCAGACCATTTATCGGTATCGCTTCCGGAGATATCCTTGTAATGGTCTCTCTTGTGCGCCACTCCATTGTCCGAAGTATAATCCACATAGTAGCTCTTTCCGCCAATTGTTACCTGTACTCTTGGAATACCATCAGATGGTGCTAATAACTGCCAAATCTGGCGTTCCGGCACTACTCTTGCCCCATCAATAAGCATCATCGGTTTTTTGCTGATTTCTCTAAGCACCTGGTTTGCCATGTTGGAATTTTCTGCCGACTGGTAATTTGCATACTCCTGCTCTTCACGCTCTGTTACCATGTAAGATTCACGGTAGAACGGCATCTCGTTCTGAATGTCAGAAAATCCACCGACGTCTCTTAGCTCTGCTTGTGCATCAAAATTGGATGCCTTTAATGATACCGGAAGACCGTTTTTCCCTTTGATAAATCTAAGTTCAAGGCTGTCCTGTTTTCTGGTTCCAAATTTCTGTCTACCTAAGTAAGGCGCAGAACCAAGCGTTTTTTCATAATTATTCCACATAACCCCAAGACTTCTTGCGGTAAATGCTTCTGCTAATGGTAATGCCATTCTCTAATACCTCCATTTATTAATCAAAAAAAGTGACACGCGGTGTTGCTGCTTTTGCAGTTTCTTCCACGGTCACTCCGTTCGCTGTTACCTTTGCGCTGTCAATAGAACCCTGATATACATAAGTTCCAGGCGCATCTCCCATTGTTACGTCAACATCTTCCAGAAGATACCCTTTGCAAGATTCGTCATTGCTTGGAAAAGGTGTCCCAGCCTTTGCAATCTTCTTTCCGTTTGCATCGGCACTTGACACCATTGTCTGCGGAACGATGCACGCCGCACCCTCATAAGGAAAGAATTTTAAAATTCCTTTACTCTGTGTAAAGTCTCTTTCAATCGGTTTTCCCATAATTTACCTCCTATAAAACATAATGGTCTTTGGCTTCTACATTTTTTGCCGGTTCGCCAAAGCTGATACTTTCGGCATTTTCAACATCTGCCGTTTTTTTATTCTCTCCACCTGCAGTACCGCCGCCCGGATTTTCAGTATTATTTGCAATCTCCTGTTCCTTTGCCTGCGCTGCTGCGGTTTCCTTTTCGGATGTAATCTTTCCAAGAGCGTCATAATCAAGGCTTCCATCATCTTTGACGACAGATTTTGCCTGCTCTGCATTGATTTTTAACTTTTCCATCAATGCTTCGCGCTGATCTCTGATGGCGTTTTTCTTCTGCATATCTGCAATCTGCTGATTTGCTGTCTCTAACGCCTTGTTTGCTTTTTCAAGTTCCGTGAGGTTTCCTGCTTCCATTTCATCCAGCTTTTTCTGCAACTCATCTGCACTGTCTGCCTTTGCCTTAAGCTCTGCTGCTTTTGCCTGTTCTCTCTGTACGGCACTGCCGTAATCAGCAATGATTTTCTCAACATTTTCCTCACTGATACCCATTGCAATTAACTCTTCTCTTTTCATTGATTACCTCCAATATGTCTTTACGAATTTTTGCGGTGCAACGACACCGAATGACACTGTTGTTTTTTACGCTCACAACTTTGCGAATTTTTATAAAATAAAAACAGCCGCCGATTACTCGGTAGCTGTCTTATTTTGCTGTTTATTTAATTGATTTACAATTTCCTGTGCTTTTTGTTCCTGTTCTTCTGCATAATCAATGGTTTTCCATAAAGCATCCATGTATGGCTTAGACTGCAAAAATGTTTTTTCCGAATCGCCCCAGAGTCCGACCGTTTTAATTGCAATAAGAGGATGTATGCCGCACTCTAATAGCTGATATAGCGTTTGCGACTTTGTATACATATTGTCTTGCGGGCTATGATTGATTTGCACATCAAAATCCCTTATTGACAATTTCAAATCATTGTCCTTAACGCGTATTACATTTAAGATAACTTTTGCAAGTCTTTTCTCCGCCGATTTCACGATTGGGTCTTTTAATTTTGCTCTTGTCTTTGAAAAATCCCAACCATTTCTCAACTCTACTGCGCCCTGTGTATCTCCGCCAGTGTTTCCCTGTTTGTTTGGTATAGCAAGAATTGATAAGGCATTGTCCCAAAGATCATCTTTTGCCACCTGGCACTGGCTCTGGTTAAGTTCCTGCGTCATAATCTCAACATCGGCTTTGTTATCCTTGTTATTGGACTTTACCGTCAAAGCATGGCTCATTTTCATCTCTTCAAACGTTTTTTGGTCGATTTCACAGTTCACAAACTTAACCCAGTACTGAACAAACTGCTCAATTCCATCCATTCTGTTTGACTGCATATTGTTAATGGCATCCAGAAGACCTATGACAAGCTCAATATCAGAAATTCTCTCATGATTATTTGGAAACTCAACAATAGGTATACTTCCAAATGCATGCAATTTCCATTCAGAAACTACTCCGTTTTGAAGTTTACATGAATAGTTGTCCGTATAGCACAGTTTGTACCATCTTCCATCTTCGTCTTTAAGCTCCTGCACCGCAACCACCGGTTCTTCCGTGCTCCGATTATAAATAACACACGTATTCATTGGAGTAGGCGCAACAATTTGAAATGGTATTTCTCCATTTGCAAATCTTACCGCCTTAAAAGATGTTCCGGTTGCTGACTGCCACTCTCCTGCTTTAATGTCTTTTTCCTGTTTATTCGCATCCACAAGATAGTCATTCAACGCATCCACTGCCCGATTAATTTCATCATCATCTTTTCGACTGATAAACTGTATTGGCTCGCCATATGTCTGTCCTACTTTGAACTGAACAATCTCATACGCATGATTTTCTACTATTTTGTTTGTAATATCAGCATTTTGCACCTTTACACGGTATAAAACAGGCTGGTCACCTTTGTAATATCGCCAAAGATATTCTATGATGGTTTTGTTGTAATAAAAATTTCCGATGCAGTCTCCCACCACATTGACAATATTATCTGCTGTGATGGTTTCAACATCTGTATATAAAATTTTTCTACCATAACAGCCTTTAACAAGGTCTTGGAGAGATGATTTATTATTCATAATTAACTTGTA